TGGAATTAGCGGCATTGAAAGCAACTCCATTGGAGAAATTATGGACCAATGAATTAGACGTATTAGATGCAGAATATGATAAATATAAAAAACACCGCGAACAAATCCAAGCCGGTAGCGGGGTTAGCGAAAAACCAAAAAAATCGGGAAAAAGTAAGAAGTAGGTTCCCGGAGAAGGGAGGGGGCGTCCGGGGGAACCGTAAGGTTCCCCGGATTAAAGTATTTATTGACGAAGAATAATAATTACTATCCTATTATTTTATATCTGACCTATAAAACAAAATAAAAATATAAAAATAGTATAATGATGAACCACATTATACTATTTTTTACCGTGATTCTTTATTTGCCATATATCAATCCTTTTTTTTTAAATTTTAATTTCGGCAATAAAGTGAATATAAAGGACAGAGAATTTAAGCGTCAAATCACTTATAAACTACCGCCCAAAAAACAGCAAATAGTGAACAAAATAACTGGGTTCTATGGACTTATTGGACCCGATGTAAATATGACTACGGTGAATAATCTATTTGACCTCTTTATAGGCGATGGTAATATACAGGGCGCTTTCTTTAATAAAGGAAATATAACTGTTATAAAACATTTTGTGAGAACCGATAAATTATTATATGAAGAAGAGAACGGACGAATACCCAATAATAATTTTGTAAAATTAGTGTTCTCACTATTGAATAAATTTCATCTATTACCAGACATAATGGGTTTAGCAAATACCGCTTTATTAAATGTACGTAATAAAATATACGCCCTTTATGAAAGAGACCAACCCTATTTATTAAACATAAATTTCGCCAACAAAGATATTACCACTCTCCGGAAACAAACGATACCCAATATAGCACATATTTCAGGACATTCCAAATATATAAATAATACCATTGAAACCATTGATTATGATGTTCTCAAAAACCAATTAATATTTTATAAATTAAATTCCGAATTCAATACGTTATATAGTCATTCCATAAAAACCCGATATATGCCTGTCGTCCATGATTTTTGGAGTAGTCCAGATAAAATTATTTTTATGGATTCCCCATTAGTCATGGATATTGAGAACATTCTAAAAAAAACATTACCTGTTTTATTAGACAAAAAACAACCTACATTTATCCATATATTAGATAAAAACACGAGTAAGGTAGAAACATACCGTAGTAATGACAGTTTTTATATGTTTCATTATGCGGATATGATAGAAACACCGGACAAAATACATATCTATGGTTCTCTCTATGAAGAATTGGATTTTTCAAACTTGAGTATAAAAGGTATCTATCGAGAAATTATTTTACATAAACATACCAAAGAGGTTTCTATTTCCAAAATACGAGAACTTGAAAAATTTGATTTGGATTTTCCCATTAAATTCGGTGATAAGATTGTCTTCCGTAATATAAATAATAAAACCATCAATGGGTTTGTTATTTTTCATAAAATGAAGGTTATCAAAGAAATTATTTTTCCAAATCTATGTATTTGTGGAGAACCTGCTTTGTTATATATTGATAAAATGCCTTATATTGTGTCGTTTGCTTATTCTAAAAAAGAAAATTGTATACTCTTTGTTAATTTATTTAATTATGATAAAATCATTATTCATGTTCCGTTTGAATTTAATGTAGGGTTTCATTCTTTATTTATTCCTACTCCGACGGTTGAGTAATATAAAATATTTTTTGTAAGGTATATAAAAAATATTTATGTTATTTATTAGTAAAAAACAATATAAAAATGACAAGTCTTGAATTCGCGGTTGTTACCGTAGGGGTTATCTATGTAGGTATATTAGGATGTATATTAGGCAAAATGTTATGTGAAGATGACAAATAGGTTAGGTATACAATCGGTATTGTTGTTAAAAAAAATTTAATTTGGATAGTTTGCTTCTCACTGGTTTTGTCATTTTATTGAAAGAAAATCCAAAACGCGTATTTTGTTCTGGTTCGTTTTTTATGATTGGTTTATTGTTCTCTGTTGATGCGATTTCATGTAATTCAATTATAATTTCCCTATCGTTAGTGGGGTTGAAAGTAACATGCTTTATTTCCCCCACAGGTTCCACGACAGGCTCAACCACTGGTTCCACGACAGGCTCAACCACTGGTTCCACGACAGGCTCAACCACTGGTTCCACGACTGGTTCCACGACAGGCTCAACCACTGGTTCCACAACTGGTTCAACCACAGGTTCAACCACAGGTTCTACGACTGGTTCCACGACAGGTTCAACCACAGGTTCCACGACAGGTTCAACCACAGGTTCCACGACTGGTTCCACGACAGGTTCCACGACTGGTTCTACTACGGGTTCCACGACTGGTTCTACTACGGGTTCAACGACTGGTTCTACTACGGGTTCAACGACTGGTTCTACTACGGGTTCAACGACTGGTTCTACTACGGGTTCAACTACTTGTTCCGCAAGAGGATTTTCAATAATATTTTGTGTAACTGTTTCTTCTATAGAGACGACGTCTTCTGAATGATTTTCCATATTATATAATGTATACAAACAAAATTATAAAATAATAAATACATCAATTATCCCTAAATTTAGACCCATTTTTTTAATTCCAATTGTTTATAGTCTCGGTCATGATTTCTGGGTAAATCTAATGGAACCACCAATGAACTTTGATCTTGGCAATATTTCATATATCCCATTGCCTCATTATATACAGTTGGTACCGCATAATCCAATACTAAACTATTTAATTTAGATACTTGTGTGGTTATATCCGCTACATTATGTTGGGCGTACTGTAAATAAATACTTCGCATAATTACTTTCAAATTATCTATATTTTGTTCTGGTACCACAAATTTGTTATCGGACATTTTATATACACCCGCGCGCAATCCGTTTTGTAATATTTGCATATTGCCAGTGGAAAAAAATACTTGTCCCAATAAATTTGTTTCCCATACACCGGTTAGGGCTTCGCGATATTCAGACACCTTGTTTTTTACGGCGATACGTTCCTGCATTTGAAACCGTATGTCAGGGGATGGTGGTTCTAATATATTCACTCGTCCATTATATCTTTCTAAATTCAATATACTGGGTTCATTCTTTATAAATTCTGGTTTTAATGACATTATAATATACTCTTTATCCAGAAATAAATACCGTCTAAAACAATGAATTTAGGAAATTAAAAAGATTTTGTTATGACAAAAATTTATATATTTCTAATATATAATGAATTTTTATGGTATAGTATTGTCAATAGCTATTATATTATTAATATTAATATTAACCTATGTTGGATTAACCATGCAAAATACCAGCAATAACAAAATCGTTTTTCCACCGGTTGAGGCAAAATGCCCTGATTATTGGGATTTTAATGGAAATGCATGCGTAATACCGGCGGTTGGTTCTGTAAATCTTGGTAGCATATATGATACAACTGGTTCTTTAATATTAAATGATATAAACACATACGGAATGACCGGTAATTCTGTATCAGGTAATTCATATATTGATTTTACAACCCCCGCTTGGAGTTCACAAGGATTATCAGGTGTTTGTCAGAAACAAAAATGGGCCAGTATCTATGGCATTCAATGGGACGGCGTAAGTAATTATAATTCTTGCTAAATATTTTTCTTTCCATTTTCATATATATTTTTGTAAAAATTATATATGAAATTCTACTTCATACGAAAATGTATGACTCGTTGTTGTTCTCCAAAAGTGAAATCATTTTTACTTAATGCCACCTGATTCTTAAATAAATAATGATTGATATATTCTTTATCAGTTGTCATTTCAATATGTTCGCTGGTTAACCTCCGCAAATTTTCGGTTTCTGGAAATAATTTTTCTACTTGTAATTGGACCGCAGTTTTCAATAATTCGCGGTTCTCCGTGTTTTCGTATTCTTTTAATAAAGAGCGTACACTTTCTATATATCTATATATCACTTCTCTCTTTTTTTGTATCAATTCGTTCTTTTGTGAATTGTGATAGTTCTCGTTATATTTATCAGTTAATTCTTTTAACATTACATTTGTTTCATTATAATTATTCAATTCTTTTTTGAATTCTTCTACTGCGGTTTTTTCATTGACAAAATTAAATAAGGCGTCTAATTTTTGTTGAATAATCTTATCTTTTAAATCTCCCACATGTTCTTTAAAAAGATACAACATGTCTTCATTATTCGAAAAACTACCTGTATATAATTCTATTTTTAAATGACATGGTTGTTTGGCATCACCACATATTGCTATATGTCTATCATCTTTTCTTTTAAATAGAGTTCCCACCGGTCTTTTACAATTGATACATGCGGGTTTTAGAGATAAAAGTTCTTGTATTTTTATTTTTTTAGGTTTGGTTGACATAATATACATTTTCTTTTTCTTCTCTAATATACCATTTTCATATTGGCTTTTTAATTGAAAATAAGTATTGAGTGCTTCATTATAAGAGATTTGTTGTTTCATATCCATTTCATCCTCAGGTTGCCTTTCTTTGGGGATGGAAGGCGAATTCCGAAATTCTATGCTGGGGTTATTTTCATAATTAAAATCCACTATATTTTCAGGTAGGTTCTCAATAACGGTTATTTTATTACTGGAAATATTTAGAGTTTTGAGATTTTCTAAACCTTGAAAGTCCAATAGTTTGAAATGATTATTTTGACAATGTAATTCGAATAATGATTTGGGTAGGTTCTCAATCTCTTCAAATTGATTGTGTGAAATATTCAGGTATTGTAAATCTTTTAATTCTAACAAATTCAATTCGGATAAATAATTATAGGGAATTTCTAAATGTGTTAGAGAACTTGGTAATTCGGATAAATTGAATAATAGATTTTGTTGAATGACTATTTTTGTTACACCATCGGGTATTCCAGCGATATTCGTAATTTCGCCTTTTTCTATGAGGATTGTTTTTATATGCGTAAAATCCTCTTCTTTTAAAATAGAGAAGTTGATATCACCTTGTAGAGGAATATTTATGTCTAATGTATTTATGTTTTTGTTTAATTTATCTAAAATAAGCCGTAATTTTTCTTGGGCGGTGTTGTTTTCTTGAATAATGGTTTCTCTTTGTTCTTTTATAATATTCATTTATGTATTATATAGATAATATATATTACATAATTACACATTTTTCTTGGTTCTCTTGTTTTTCTTATGTTTTTTTATTTTGGAATTCTTTTTTCTTTTGTATTTGGTTTGATTGCCACCTCGTCCAAATGTAAATACACTGCTTGTTTGTTTTAAGTCTTCATGCATTTTTGGAGTATATCCAATTCTATTTATTGAATCATCATTAATCCAATACATTTGTTTTATTTTTATCAATACTTCTGTGAATATTTTTTTAAAAAAACTCTTATACTTAAATGTTTTTTCTTCTTTGATATGTTCAGATATCCAATTGTCTAATGATTTTGTATTATTATCTATATCGGTGATATAGTTACTTGAAAAAATATCTATATGTCCGTCGGGTCCAGATTTTATTTTTAAACCTAAAAAAACAAGAAAATCGTGCATCATTATTATTGGTGTCCCCAATCTTATATTATTTAAATTTAAATCGCACATAATTATTAATAAAAATAGTTTTATTATCTTTTTAATTCTCATTTCATCGCTCATACCAAATAAATACGTTTGCATAAATCGCTGTTCATTTGTTATATAATCATAACTCTCGCCTAATTGCAATTTCAAAAATTTAACGATTGCATCTATACCTATAACATTTTCAGTTGTTGAACCATATACCCTTCTTTTTTTTATTACTTTTTTATATATAATCGAGTTGAGTGTTAAATCTACATCTTCTTGACATTCTTTATCTTCTACTATTTTTTTATAAAACCCAAAATCGATTAATAATGATTTTCGTTCTTCGAGATTTACCATTATATTATTTACATGTAAATCCATATGTATTATACCAGTTGATATAAATAATCTTATTATATTTATAATAATATTGGCAATGCATATACAATGCATATCACATTCTTTTGATTTATAAATGTCTTTTATATGTGTTTGGTCTTTTATATGTGTTTGGTCTTTTATCTTGTCTAAATAATTATCAAACGTAGTATATCCATTTGCATATTCCATACCAATTATACCAACTTCAACTTTTGATGATCTCCTTTTATACTCTAAAATCTCTTCTATTACCTTTTGTGTTATAGACATTTCTATCAAATTTGTTGATATATGAGGGTCTTTTGAATTATTAGTATACATTTCTCTTGTATATTCAGTTTTTTCTTTGATTTTGTTATTAAAAATAGTTAATATTTCTGAATCTGGTTTATTTGGTATTACATCATAATAAATAATTGAAGGACAGATTGGTATATTATTACTTTCAAGGGTTTTTTTATAAATATCCAATTGTATATCTTTCTCTTTTTCAAAATCTTGTTTAATCGTTGTAATTTTATCTCTTTGATCAATTGCGTTTGCATAGTACAATTTTTTTGGTGTTATTAATGCAAATTTTACTAATATGTTTGTTACAGGAATTGTATATTTTTTGTCACTATCTAAATTTAAAAAGACCGCATCATTGGGTGCTATTTTTATAATAAAAATATAACCAGCTAACGAATTATATGAAATACATTTGATCTCGGTGGCATTTTGTATCATATACGTAAATGCCTTTGCGTATTTTTCTGTATCGGTTGTACCTTCAAATTGATCTTTATTTTTTAATGCTAAACCACCACGTTGTAACGGCATTGATATATATTATATGTATATATATTATATTCAATAAAAAGAATTCCATTGGAAAAGGGAGGGGGGCTATTTCACATTTGGAACACATACAACTTGTTCTAAATTCAACTACTAAATATGTTTGAAATCCTGCTTTTCTAAACAAAGTTCGCATTCCTTTGGTTGCTTCTTTGAATTTCATATGGTGTTTCTCTTCGTAATGACCAAAATATACGATAACTTCCTTTTCATTACCAAAAATGCGTTTGAAATTATTTAACATTTTTTGTTCGCTTTTCTTTGTGTTTCTATAACTTTGCAATCGTAGTTTTCTGTAAATATATTTTTCGTAAAACGCAAATAACAACCCATTTATATCACATTATCATCATTTCCTTCATTTCCTTCATTATCATAGGTTTTAGATTTCACATTATAAAAATATTCATATATTTTTTGTTTTACCACTTTCTCTACACCCCACACTCGAATAGTATCATCACGACTTCCGCTGCATATTCGTGATCCATCAGGACTAAAAGATACTGAAAATACAGCATGACTATGACCAGTGAGTGTGTTGATTACTTTGCCCGTTACTGCGTCCCACACTCTCACAGTCCTGTCCACACTTCCGCTGACTATGCGGGTACCGTCAGGACTAAACGATACCGAAGATACAGTATTACTATGCCCAGTCAACGTATTAATGACTTCGCCCGTTACTGCGTCCCACACACGAACAGTGTTATCCCAACTTCCGCTGCATATTCGTGATCCATCAGGACTAAATGATACTGAGTATACAGAACTTCTATGACCCGTGAGTGTGTTGATTACTTCGCCCGTTACCGCATCCCATACTCGAACAGTATTATCATTGCTTCCGCTGCATATTCGTGATCCATCAGGACTAAATGATACTGAGGTTACCCAACCACTATGACCCGTGAGTGTGTTGATTACTTCTCCCGTTACCGCATCCCATACTCGAACAGTATTATCATCACTTCCGCTGCATATTCGCGATCCATCAGGACTAAATAATACTGACAATACATCATCACTATGACCAGTGAGTGTGTTGATTACTTCGCCCGTTACCGCATCCCATACTCGAACAGTATCATCTTGACTTCCGCTGCATATTCGTGATCCATCAGGACTAAATGATACTGACATTACACTACCACTATGACCCGTGAGTGTGTTGATTACTTCGCCCGTTACCGCATCCCATACTCGAACAGTTCTATCATGACTTCCGCTGCATATTCGTGATCCATCAGGACTAAATGATACTGATTTTACATCAGCACTATGACCCGTGAGTGTCATTAGTAGCTTTATTTTCCTTTTAAAAAATCTCCCAAGTGACTTCAAAAAACCTCCTCCTTTATATTTTCTAGAATATGTTCTATGTCTTATTGTTTTTTTATGTTTTCTACTATGTTTTTGATGTTTCTTAATTTTATTTATTTTCTTTTTTTTCATGGTTTTTCTCATTCTTGTTTTTACCATAAATTATAATATATAATAATATTATAATTTTCTAAATATAAACCACCATGTTGTAATGGCATTGATATATATTGTATATAATAAATCTAATAAAAAATCTCCCATAGAAAAGGTAACTGTCAGTTCCATAGAGAAAATGGTTTGTAGGGAGGGTTCGTCCAAGGGAACCGTAGGTTCCCTGGAAAAAATTGATTTACTTTTTTCACAATAATTCAACCTTATCCAAACGAACAAACAACCCAACAAGCAATCTAATAACCAGTAATAACAAAGATGAACTCCATTGAAATATTTATTCCAAGGATTTTAGGTTCCATAAGCAAAAATACTGTAATAAACACATTCAAAGAATTAAGAATTGGTAATATAACAACAATTGATATGCATAAAAAAATAAATGAAAATAACAATGCTTATTCATTTGCCTTCATCTCTATTGATTTATACAATAATGAATATACCAAATCATTCAAACATATTTTAGATACAAAAGAGTATACCCGGGTTATATACGATTATCATAAAAATCAATATTGGGAAATAAAAAAACATATTCTTCCTGAATTTCGTGCTAAATCCCTTATTCCATCTCCAAATTCAATTACGGATGCTGCGTTCTTTGACAATGACACTGTTATTGAACCAAAAGAAATCGTAAAACCTCTGCCTCTACAATTCAAATTATTTGAAAGCCATATTACACAAAAAGATAAAGATGATTTAGTAAAAGAATACGCAGAATTAGAAATGGAAATGTTAGAATCATTCAATGACAATATAACTGTAAACAATAATTTACAATCGTATAAATTATATACATTGTTCTAATAAAAATTCAAAAACAAAAACAAAAAATAAAAAAACAGAAAAAGTACAATCCAATGGATTTCATAATCCAGGATTGTATTTTTTCTATGATTACACTATACACATGGCAAATACAAATAATCATAAATATAATATTGAAAAATTAAAAATAGATTTTGAGAACATTATAGCACTCAAACAAGAGATCGCCAAAACAAAAAGTGTAGTTGCCGAAATTCTTAATCAATTAAAAACCGTTTATAATGATTTATTGAAATCAAATTCCAAAAAAATATTTTTGTTTTGTTTGGATTCGTTCTATTTCCAATACAAAACATTCGCGATGGAAATGGATAATATTGATAAGTTCCGTAGTTTATTAAACAATCGTATGTATTGTGATTATTATAAATTATATAATATCATTGTCAATAATGTAAAAGACAACAAAATAGATATTACATTTGATAATATAGAATTAAAATCGTATCCCCCTTATAAAGATTTAGAACCTTTCCAAGAATATAAATTAGATGACATTCGCGACATCCATGAGAACATATTACAAATCATAAATGAATTATATACGCAATGTAATAAAAAACAATGCAATATTGAGAATTATAATGATAATCACCGCATCGGGTTCTCCATTTCTAATTTTATAAACACATTGAATTATGAAAATACGATTTTGAACCACCAAATATCTTTATATGTCAATTATCTCTCTTTTTTCCATATATCGCAAAAAAAACAATTGAACCGATTGTTTGGACGTATTACCGATTTTTGTAAAGAAGTGGAAGATAATGTAAATATTAATCGCACCTTTTCGATTGATGATATTGAGAACCAGGAAAAATTGCATCGCTTTTTTTCTATCGGCGACGAAATTGATATCAATAATATTTTGGAAGATAGCGAATTACTCATTGAAAATACGGAGAAGTTTATAGGGAAAATAGATGCGGTCATTCAGAATAGCGAAATTGCGAAAGTTACTTTTACCGATGAACCCGTAGTCATTGAAAACGCGGTGGAGAACATATCTATTGAAATTACGGATAATAATGAATAAACGGATTTGTCAAACAATAAAGAAAGTATTTTTTTATAGGTAATATATACAATGGAAAATACCGAAAAAGAAAAAGAGAATTTAGATAAAAAAGAAACAAAGTCTGTTACCAAAAACAATCCCGAAACGGGTAGCACTACCCAATCTAAAAACGAAAAATTCGTAGAATGGTCCCCTGAGAATGAAATGATTATGGTTGAATGGTGTGATGTAGCCCAATGTTATAAATGGCTCAATACACGCGCACATACTAAATACAAGATGATGAACGCATGGTTTACGATACCAGCAATTACTCTTTCTACTATATCGGGTACCGCGTCTTTCGCCCAAGCCAGTTTACCAGTGAGTATGCAAAGTTATGCGCCAATGGCGATTGGAACTCTCAATATATTAATTGGTATATTGACAACCGTACAACAATATTTGAAAATATCGGAACTGAATGAAGCCCACCGCGTTTCGTCAATATCATGGGATAAATTTGCGCGAAATATTCGTATTGAATTAGCAAAAGCACCTTCGGAACGAATGGACGCGGGACCTTTTATCAAAATATGTCGCCAAGAATTTGATCGGTTAATGGAAACCAGTCCGGCTGTGAATGAAAAAGTAGTCGCTGAATTCTTCAAGGCCTTCAATGGTAAAGAAGGTTCGGTGGAACGAAAACGATTTGAAGCATTGAAAAAACCCGATATATGTAATATTATTATTAGTGCGAATGAATACCGCCATCCATGGTATTTAGATGAATCTACTAATACCGGAACGGATAATATCCAATTCGTAGAAACTGAAAACGAGGAATTTATACGTAAAAAAGAAAAAGAATTATTAAATAAAGAAAACATATTGCGGGATAAAGAGAATGAGGCAAAAGAGAAGCAAAGTCGTCGTGAAACCGCACAGAAGACCTTTCAAAAAGGTTTTATGGAATTATCACAAAGACTGAAACAACAAACCAAAAAAATAGAGGATTATGTGAATGCTTTTCAAGGGATGTATGGTCGTAAACCGATTGCAGATGAAATAGAGCGCCATGCGGAGGCATTGATTGAAAGCGGAGAAATAGAACGCGAAACATTGAATAAATTTTTATTAAAATATAGGACGGAAGGAGTATTTGATCTCGTGTAGTTCCGGGGGAACCTACGGTTCCCCCGGACGCCCCCTCCCTTTGTAGGGGAAGTAAGATAGGTCTATCATACTACCTGTATTTTACAAATATATTTAGAAAAATAAATTATAATATATTTAGAAAAATAAATTATAATATATTTAGAAAAATGAATGATAATAGATAGGAATAAATATATTGACATATAGTATAAACATGACAAAAACAAAGTTTAGTCGCAGTAGCCGTAAAGGACATAGACAAAATAAAACGAACAAAGGTAGAAAAAGTAGAAATAACAAAAGTAAAAAGAACAAAAGTAAAAAAGGTGGAGATTTTGCAGGTTTCGCTTCCAGAATGTTAGGTAACTGTGATAGTTTACGAAAATCCAGAATAGAGAATGGTTTGGACATGTACTATGATAAGCTTGGTAAACAGCAAGTTGGTAAATCAATGGAAGATAAAAAAGCAGACAGTTTAAAAGGTATTCCAAAAATACCGAACTGTGATGGTACATATGAAGACTTTGACCCAACAATACATAAACTCACCAATGAGATTGAAGATCAACGAATATAAATTCATTTGGTCCCAGTTAAATAAATATATTTCATCAGAAAAATATATTTATAGACACCGAAGTATTCGATTATAATTCAATTCTAAGAAAATAAAAGATATCCCGATTCTAAGGAAGGGTCATAGGGGTAGAATCCCTACCCTTGGTTTTCCTCAAATTAAGGGAGGGGGCGTCCGGGGGAACCGTAGGTTCCCTGGAAAAGGGGTCGTAGGGGTAGAATCCCTACCCTTGGTTTTCCTCAAATTAAGGAAGGGGTCGTAGGGGAAACCTTGGTTTCCCTACAGGGGGCGTCCGGGGGAACCGTAGGTTCCCCGGATTGGTTCATAATGTCCTCCCGTCCAATATAAAGAAACCGTTTTTACATATTCTCCATGTATCGGTATAAATTCTATATCTTTTTCCCCGCGATCTCTATAATTTTTCACAATCACACGAATACGCCATATGCTACATGCCGCCTGTATTTCATTCGCCCCTCCCCAGGTGCTCGTTTTTCGCATATCTCTCAGATAATTCGGATTTTCCAATTCCAATACAAATTTCGTATCCAATCCATTGATTATCGGAAAATCTCGTTCTAAATAATCACAAACGATTTGCCGAATATCATATGGAGTTTCGCGTATAAATGCACTTAAACTATTGAATAAACATGACATTATATTTGCTTTATATAAAAAGCAAATATAACTTTTTTTACAAAATATTTTACGCGGTAGTTAGGCTTCTAATAACCACCACAAATTTCAGTAAAACGCATAGGATCTTTCATACACCATAATTGCTTATAATTTTCAAAGAAATAAATACAACTATATTTTTGATGGGTCTTTGGTATATCTTCGTTCGGTATGCCATCTAAACTTTCATCATCTTCGTCAATATCAAAATTAATCGTATCAATATCTTTATGAATATTCAAAACATATAATGATTTATCAATATACGTCGCATATCTCTTAATCGTCTTCAATTTCTTTACCTCATCTTTCTCAATCGGGTCGGTTGTAAAAAAGATACAATTATTTCCAAATACCGAATGATAAATTAAATAAGGTATTTCTGGAATATCTTTATATTTCGGATTATTTTCAGGATCGTCAACATATACATTTACATAATCATTTTCATCTTCGGTTAATTTGCATAAATATAAACAACAAGGTATATTCACATTATCCCCGTTTTCATCTGTTACATATGCAATATGTTCGTTATGAGTAAATAGATGATAAATATTTTCATCCGTATAACAATTACCAAATACTTTTTTTTCATTAATAAATTCGTCCAATATACACCATAATTGATTATCATTTTGCGAGACATTATAATTTGTTGTATCGAAAAAAGCATAGATAATATTATTATTTTCTTCAATATAACCACGATAAGAAGCATTAATTATTTCATCCCCCACATTATTCATCATTTTTTTAAATTCAGAGAAACATTTGTTCTCAAATATTTCTCGTGGGTCTTCATCTGTATTTTCATCAAATAATTCGGGTTTTAATTCAAAACTTGGAAAAGTTAATGTGCTATGATCTTTATTTGGTTTATCTACAATTTCCAAAAAGAATTGTAAAAATGGATCTTTACATTTACCAACGACTTTAAACATACAAAACCGAATTTCATATGGTTTGCTATCATTCGTTTTACTAATAGTAACCCCAAAATCGCGGTCTAAAATTTCGTTGCTTAAATAATAATATTTTTTATTATAAAAGGTATATTCAGGTCGGTCTATATACAAATGTCTAATTTTATTTAATTGAAAAGGAGTAATTGGTAAATCGGAGTTTTCAAATAAATTTTCTAATTTTTGAGTATTTGTTTTCGTATTCTTATCATTGCCTTCTTTTGAAATAAGTGAAAACCACCGCATTAATTGTTCTTTTCGTTCAGTATCATTTATTCTTGGTATTTCCATTATTATATATAATAACCTCTTATATTTTTATATTCATTTGCATTTAATATTTGTATTCGATTTCAGATAATAACAAAATATATTTATGAAAATGATATAAAACCATTTTGTCTAAATAGTGTATAATAACTCAGATTATTCGCAATCTAAAAGTTTCCTTACTTTTCTCTTTCCCTTAATTCAACCCTATGTACGAAGAAGAACAATACGATAACGTAAATTCGGAACCTGATATTGATATGAACGCAGGTTATATTCCATTAGAGGAAATGTCTGATGCACGTTCAGTATCATCCTTAGATACATTTGGTAAAAAACAAATGATGTATTATGATATGGTAAAAAGCGTAGACAAATGCTACCATAAATTAAATCGTACCATAAATGGTAAAAAAGTGACGATTGAATTATATAGTACGATGTGTATACCATGGACGAATATTCGTAATGCGGCATCTGGTTCTTATTTAAATTATCGTTGCGGTTGCAGTGATGAATATTTATTTTATAAAGTAGGCATTTCTACTACTGAAAAAGGTCTGAGCGAAAATAGTATCTGTTTCTTTGATAATCCAGAACAATATGAACGAATTATGCATACTACTGTTGCTCCAGATGAAAAAGAGGCATGGCATTTACGCTTCATGAACGAGCAAGTTAGAAGAAATAGAAATAGAAAATAGTAAATTATACACACTTGAAGAATTTAATCCGCACGGCGGATGAATTATCAAGTAAGTTACCAGTTACATACAAATCTTCACTAATATAAAATTGAAATTTATATAAAGCAATAAAAATAACCCAATAAAAACAATTTATAGAAAAATCGTAAAAGCAAATTAAAAAATCGGTATAAAAATAATACTTCGTGTATAATATACGAAGCATTATGAATTTTATCTTATTATTGAGTGGATTAATATTTCATTTTTCCAATACACCAAAACATCTTATATTACCTTCATCGAATAACAATCCTTCATCGTTGAATATACCCAATAGTAATAAATTTACTGATTATAAACACTATAGTAAAAATTATTTTAATAGTGGTAATGACGAACGATATTATTACCGTATTTACGATGAACCTGATGCAGATACGGAACTTATAAATATTCAAGAAACATATACAAAATTAAAATTATTAAAATTATTGGAAAATACTGACAATAGTGTTCCTGATAAAATAGAATCCATAAAACAACACAATTTCATATATAAAAAATCTCCTTTATCTCCTGATATTTCAGCCGGCGGGTTAATGGCTGATTGGAATTTTGATTTGGAAGCATAGATATAGATTGTGTTAATGGCAAAATATAAAATAAAAACAACATAAAGTTATTTCGGGTTATTTTATTAGGAATAAACTTATTAACATAATATATATTTATATTTTATGTCTAATTTACAAAATTCATCCTATGGTACCATAAAACAAACGACAAATTTTGATGAAGAAACTGTAGATCCATTACAAAGTGAAATAGATGATTTTTTTAAACATAGTAGAAATCAACCGATACAATCGAATTATTTTAAACTTTCGTTTTATGGTTGTATCGTGGTATTTTTTTTAGTTTTTACCTATCTCTTTAATATTTCTACCAAAGTGTTTGTAAATAATAGTAACGCGTCCACTACACAAAACTTCATGTCATCGTCTGGAAAATTACAACCCAATATCGCAACCACCACTACTACAAAACCCAATTTCATTTTAATTGTGGCGGATGATTTAGCATGGAATTCTATTGGGTATACTTCAAGTGAAATGTCAGTAGTGACCGAACAATTAACCGATTTAGCCAGTAAGGGAATTATTATGAATAATTTTTACGCGCAAGAAGTATGTTCGCCCAGTCGTGGTTCATTAATGAGTGGAAGATATCCACTCACCATTGGCATGCAATATGGTATGGTGGGTAGTATTGCAGAATGGGGCATGCCATTGGATGAAATTACTATCGGAGAAGTATTAAAAGAGAATGGATATACAACCCACATGTTGGGTAAATGGCATCTCGGTTATTTTTCTCCATTATTTTTACCGACTGCTCGCGGCTTTGATAGTTGGATTGGATATGCAAATGGCGAAAACTATTATTGGTCTAAGAAATTACCGGATTATCCCAAAAATTCGGATTTTATTACTTCCAATACTACCTGTTATGCACCCTATGACGGCGACGATAAACATGATTATTCTACCACCTTTTATACATCCAAAGCGATCAGTATTATTCAAGACCATTCTTATGAGACGCCATTGTTTTTATACTTAGCCTACCAAGCCGTCCATGATCCTTTTATTGATTTCGGTATTTATGAGAATGGTATGCCGGATTCGTATATTGACGATGATATATTAATATCCATTCATCAAAATATAACGGGTAGATTACGCCAAGAATACGCCAAATCACTTTATATGTTAGATAAATCAGTAGGCGAACTATATGACGCACTGGTAGAAAAAGATGTCATGGATAATACCTATATTATTTTTATGTCCGACAATGGTGGATGTTTTTATGGAGGTGGTAAAAATTCTCCATTACGTGGTTCAAAAGGCACCTTATTTGAAGGGGGTATAAAAGTAGACTCATTTATTTATAGTCCCAAATTGGCAAATGCTGGTACTACCTATGACGGATTGATGCATATTAGTGATTGGTTCCCTACGATTATGGAATTGGCAAATATAGATTATTCACCGGATGATGATAATGCATTTGACGGTGTTAGCCAAATATCGGGATGGATGGGTGTTTCTACGCCGCGAAGTGATATGTTATATAATATGTATACCCATCTTACTGATATTGATTTTGATATTTGGACGAATGGTTCATTCGCCGTAAGAGATAGTCGTTATAAATTGATGCATACATATGATGATAAAACATATGGTACATGGGACGATATTGACGAAACCACTTCCGATGATGATAATTTAGATTCGGGAAATGGTTGCGCCCAACAATTTGTCACTGGTACATTTGAATATTGGTTATTTGATTTGGATACCGACCCATATGAAACCAAAAATATATATAATTCGCCCAATATACAACATGTCAACGCGAAAAATAAATTATACGATTTATTACCTGATTATTTAGAAAACGCCAAAACGAAAATGTCTATTAGTTTTTCCGAAAGATCCAAAAAAGTATGGGAGGAAAATGACAATGAAGTGATTCCCTGGGCGAATGTAGATGATTTAGCGAACGGTGATACATACACGTATCCTACTTTATGTTGATTTTGTGGAAACATTATTATTGGAAATAATATAAACAAAAATTATATACTATCTATATTCTATGTCATCCTCTAAAACGCCTATTCGGGCAATTGCGGTTTTCAATACAAAAAAAATTCAAGGTATGGTTTATTTCACCGAAAATTTGGCCGACAATACAGTCATTATTGATATACATATAGAAGGTCTACGCAAAAATGGACTTCATGGTTTCCATATTCATGAATGCGGCGATTTAAGTGAAGAATGTGAAAGTATGTGCGCACATTTCAATCCTTATGGGAAAAAACATGGATGTCCGGGTGCCAAAGAACGACATGTCGGAGATTTAGGAAATTTAATAACCAACCAAAATGGTATCGCCCATTACCAACGAATAGACAATATTATAAAATTGCGGGGAACCAAGGCAAATATTATCGGTCGTGGTTTGATTATTCATGCGGATGAAGATGATTGTGGTTTAGGAAATCATCCAGATAGTTTAACCACTGGTAATTCGGGTAAAAGAATTGCGTGTGCTATCATTGGATACGCCAAACCAAAATAATTTTTATAATTTTAGTCATTTTATATAATAAAAATCTATTTATTATATAACTAAGTATGAATAGTAATCATGTTCCATTAAACGCATATATATTTATAGGTTTAGCATCGGTTATAATGGCAGTTGTTACATTAATGGATAGTAATGTCGCAGATAATAAACCAGACACTTCAACTAATGAAAGTTCGTCTGTTACTGATATGTTACCTTCTTTTTCAAACCCATTTTCAACTCCTGCCAACGAACAACCAGCCCAACCTGTAAAAGATGAAGGAAATATGTTTTCTGGTATGTTTAATTCTGGTAATAATGCAGAGCAAACTCCTACCCCTGAAACACCTATGAATAATAATGGGTTTAATCCATTTGGAGATGCTGCAAACTCAGATGCAGGATTAGCAAAAGAAGCCTTTCCAATAAATAATCCATTTCAAGCACCACCGGTCCAAGCTCAACCAGCCCAAGCTCAACCCGTACAAGCTCAACCCGCATTGTTTGGTGGTAGCAAATATAATAAAACAAACAAACATAAATCGAAACGTAACAAAAAGACTAAAAATCACAGAAAAAAGTAATTACATGACTTTTTGTAAATTTCTTTGGAAAAATTCATTTATTTTAGCTACATCCGACCCTACGACAATATCATTCGGAATATAATTAATATTTCCCTTTTCATAAGATAAAATCACTGGAATTCCATTTACCATTTTTTTATTTTTTAAAAATCCATAAAAATCAAAACATTCATCTACATCAATCAATACACATTGGACTTTTTCATTTGTTCTTTGGAACCATTCATGAACTAAACCTTCTATTTTCTTACATGGTCCACACCATTCCGCTCCGAATTTAATAATAATTAATCCTGGATTGCTTATTAATAATTTCGCAAAATCATCTCTGGTCTTTACCTCGGTTATAATTGGTAGAGATGGCATTATAAATATATTATTTATTGTAATATATTTATATAGTTTTTATAGTTTATTTTTGTAATAAATATTCTTCTCTATATACAAATGTCACAACCGCCGCCACATAATTTAAATATCCATATGTATAATCTACAAGAGATTTTAGGATTGTTTGATTTAACTTATGCCATTACCATTGAGGATTTAAAACGAGCCAAAAAAAAAGTATTAATGTTACACCCTGATAAATCCCGTCTTTCTCCAGATTATTTTCTTTTTTATAAAAAAGCATTTGATATTATCCTTCAATTATATGAGAACAATAATAAACAAAATCAAACCATAAACAGTGAAACCGTCAAATATAAACCATTGGAAAATACACTGAATAATGCTGCCAAAAATAAAGTAAAAACGGTGATTGGTGAAATGGATAAATCCGAATTTAATCATACCTTTAATCAATTATTTAATGACAACATGGTGAAGAAACCGAGCCAAACTCGTAATGACTGGTTCTCCAAAGAAGAACCTATTTATAATATTGATCCCAATGTATCTACGAAAAATATGGGAGCGGTCTTAGATACAATCAAACAACAAAATGCGGAATTGGCTAAATATAATGGCATACAAGAATTATATGTAAATAGTAATAGTGGTTCTCGATTATATGACGAAAATGAGGATGAAGAAGCCGAAGATGTTTATATTAGTACTGATCCGTTTAGTAAATTGAAATTTGATGATTTACGAAAAGTTCATAAAGATCAGACTGTATTTGCGGTGAGTGAACGTGATATAAATAAAGTTCAACAATATTCATCGGTGGATCATTTTATGCGAGAACGAGGAAAACAAACATTGACCCCTTTGGAAAAACAAGAGGCTGAATATATGCTGGCAATGAAAGATAAGCAATATAGAGAACGATTGATGCAAAAGGAATATCAGGCAAATTTGAGAGCATTGAAAAATGCCGAAAAAAATAAGACGGTTTTATCCAGTTTTTTACGTCTCACTTAGGTAAATCCAGGGAACCTACGGTTCCCCCGGACGCCCTTCCTTTATAGGAAAGCTTGGAAAAGATAATTTATTACAAATATAATAAATTATTCATCTGTTTATTCATCTAATAACATTAGTGCCATTGCTGCATAATTATGCAAATCAATCAATGTATCTCTAATTCCTTCGTCGTTTACTAAATTTACACCATTTTTTGTTATAGACATAGAACGTTGTAATTTATCTTCTATGCGCATTACACCTTTTGACATTTAAAACGCCGAATTTTACTAATGCTCTTTAAATTATATAATAAATAATTTTAAATAATTTTAATGTTATATAATTATATAATAAATAATTATAATGCCAATCTCATTTGATTTAGAAGGTTTAAGAGTAAAACATAATTGTGTAAATTATTTTGAAACAGGATTATGGAATCCACAAGACGATGTATCTAGCAAATTAGCATTGAATTGTGGATTTGATAAAGTATTTTGTATTGAAATTAGAAAAGATTGGGTTGAATTAGGAAACATAGTGTTTAAAGAATACATTATGACGGGCAAATATAATTTATATTTAGATGATAGTTCAAATATGAAAAAATACGTAACGACTGACAATTTTAAACATAAAACAATGTTTTTTCTTGATGCACACGTTGATAATGGAAATATTCATAATTATAAAGTCAGATGTCCTCTATTTAATGAATTAGAAGCAATTAAAAGCATTGAAAGAAAGGATAATGTAATATTAATAGATGATTTGAGAATAATTAAATCATCATTTCCTTGGGGTGAAACGAGTTATGGAGATATTGATTTTTTACAACAAATAAAAAACTTTATATTAACAATAAATAAAGATTATAAATTTAATACATTAAATGGATGTATTCAGGATGATGTATTATTGGCATATGTTTAAAATTCGGCGTTTTAAATGTCCAAAGGTGTAAAACGCCGATAATTCCATATTTAGCAAATGCGTCGCCGTAATCAATATTTTTTTTAGCAAATAGTTCCAATGCTTCATTTTGAATTTTTTTCATTTGTTCCACTCTATTCATTCTCAGTAATAATATAAATAACAAATCTTTATATTATTTTGTAGTACATAGGTATTTGAATTGTTATATTCCCAGGATTTCCATGGAAAAAGGAAGGGGTCGTAGGGGAAACCTTGGTTTCCCTACAAGGTTCCCTGGAAAAGCCATGGTTTATCCACATCCAACATCAAACCTCTATAATCTACCTCTCGGTTTTCTATATCACTATATCCCTCTATTTGAACTACGGTAAATGGAAATAACATATACCAATTATGTTGTCGTTGTAAACTTTTCCAATACATATCCAATGCATATAATTTGGGATTAGGGGTCCGCATTAAATTCGTCGCACTTTCACGAAAATTTGTGATTAATGTATCATAATAATGGCGTTTTACTATATAACCCGTCGTCGTTTGACAATTAGACACCTTAATACAATATTCATGAGGTTTTACATATGGTGGCGCGTTATTTCCGCCGATTAATAAAACATCCCACGCAATCGATTTATTATCATAAAACTTTTGTAAACTATCTTTCAACATATCAGGACGCAAGAAACATATGTCATCTTCACAAATAAAAACATACTCATAATCGCGTTCTTTGGCGATTTCCAAACATTTGATATGACTTAACGTACATCCAATAGCACCTAATTTGGTTTTAATTGCATTAAACCGTTGACCGCTTATATTCATTTTAATTAATTCATTCGTAATATGATCTAAACGATCCTTACGATATTCCAAATTTATATATAAGGTATTTTTAAATAATTCCATCGACTTGTAAATAAATATATATGTATAAAATGATATATTTATTCTTTTTATTACTAATTTTATTTGTTTTATTTGTTTTATTGTATTGCCTGTAAAATATTAGCTTCATTTTCAATAGTTTCTCTCGTTTCTGTGAGTATAGTTTCAATTATTTTCTTTGATTTTAACTCTAATTCGACGTCTTGTTTTACATCTTTTATATTTATATTTTTATTATATTGGACGGGTTGTTGTACTGGAATTGTGTTTGGTTCTACTACTACATACATATGTTATGGTATTATTTGTAATTTCCAATAATGTATTAGCACAATTTTATATTGATCGTCAATTGTATATGCCATTTCGGTTCCTTCTACTTCATTATATAATTTATATGCAAAATCGTATTGATTATTATATATGATACTATACATATTCGCTGTTAATAAATGATATTCCTTTATTAATCGTTCTCCGTCAATTTCATAGGCATCTTTTAATGCTTCATAAATAATTTTATTATGCGACAAAGCGCCTAAGAACCCTTGAAAAATAGTACCTTTTATATAAGAATTCACTGAGAAAAACTCATACTCTTTGGCTATTTCGTTTAAATCTGTATATATCATAGCATCACTGTCTAAATATACTCCACCTTGTACGTATAAAAAATAATATCTGAATAAATCGGCTTTATGTGCGCCTATTTTAAAACTAAAAAATTTATTTATTATATTCGGGAATTCGGCAACCGGATTGTTTATAAAATATTGTATAATTTCTTTATCGGTATAATGCCGATATTCCCAATCAGGTGACAAATCGTTTATTTGGTCTATTACATATTGTGGTAATGCGTTTTTGGAAGTTTGAAAAATGATTTTGGGGATTTTTGTCATTGGTTACTTTTATTATATATACGTATCTTTTTATTTTGGTTCTCAACGAAATGTTATAAAAATGAATTTATAAACAATTTAAATATATGAAGATATATTTAATCACAGATACAAATATATTTATGGAAGAAGAATATATTTCAGCGTATGAATATGAAAAAAATGTAAATCCAGAGTTAAATCATATTCCGTTTTATGAGAAAAATATTCACGAATGTGAATATGGCATTGACGTGATAGATTTTTCAAATATATTTAATGTATCATACAAATCAACAACCCCAAATTTATTGGCATCCTTTATAAAATTAGACAAACAAAGTAATATAGAATTAAAGAATATTCAATATAATGAATTTAATGCAACATCTCATTTGTTTTATATTATAAAGGGGAATGCTACTATTCATATAGATAATAATGACGATGAATATGTAGTTAGCAATGGAGATTTATTCATTAGTCCATGTTTCTCTTCACTCGTGATATCAAATAAGTCAGATGAAGAACTACTAATATACTACATAAACGATAGTCCTTTGGTAAATTATCTTGGTAGTAGAGCGGAAAAGAAAATATTCAAAGTTGCGATTTATAGTTCTGAATTTCTTCTTCAACAATTGAATGATTTATCAAATAAAAAGAATAATAGAAAGGGTATTTTGCTAAGTAATAAAGATACAGAAGAAATAGGTATAAATACAATTACGCCAGTATTATGGGCGTTATATAATGAACTTCCACCTAAAACTACCCAAAAACCACATAAACATAATTCGGTTGCATTAGATTTGTGTATAAAATGCAGCGATAGTGAAAATATTTATACTTTAATCGGCGATAAATTGGACGAAAATGGAAATATTCTGGATCCAACAAAAGTATATTGGAAAGAAGGATCTATGTTTATTACACCACCTGGTTTATGGCACTCTCATAACAACGATGGGGATACATATGCCTATGTTCTTCCTATTCAAGACGCTGGATTGCTTTTGTACCAAAGAATATTGGGGATCGTTTTGACAAAATAAATATATACTAATTATCGAAATCTTTAATTTTTATAATTATTCGTTAATACCACTTCTTTGAGAACATTTCGGATGATTTTATCTCGGAATTTATTTTCTTGTTCTTCGCCACGGCCGCCCAAAGCCACCAACGCCAATTCCGTGAATTTTTCATTCGCCTCTGTATTATTTACGACACTTTCCGGATATGCTATTTGCCAATCCTGTATTTGGTTCAAATTCAATTGGGCCACTTTATTGATGGCCCATTTCAATCTCCTTTTTTCATCATTCTCTTTTTCCCATTTATCATTGTCTTTGATATAGAGCGTTTCACGTTTCAAATCGGTACAATGGATGGGTAATTTTTCGATCTCCATATTTCGTAATTCTTTGATAAAAATACGTGAAATACCTTCTACGAAACCTAATTTTCCAGTGGTTTCAAAATCGTGGATCGTTAATTTCAATGAATTGACGAAATCTACTATATTCATGGCATCCTTACATGTTTCATTCAAAAAGAAATTCAAATTAAATTGATTATTCATCGTATTATTTACCACGGATTGTTTTTGTGCCAATTCCATTATTTTACTGTTTTGTTCCTTCAATGTATTTTGGAATTCATCTGTTTTTTCCAGTAATTTGGTTTGTAATTTTTCATTTTGTTCTATAAGAACATTTTGTAATTCTTTACTCTGCTTCAATACTTCCATAAATAAGTCTGGTGTGAAATCTGTACTCGTTTTATGGTTTGGTTCAACAACGATTTCTTTATTTTCAATAGGCGGTTCTTCGTTCATACATAATTTTTTATGTTTCCATAAACTACTCCTATTTTTATATTCTTTTAAACAATTCGGACATTTTAGACTATGTATCATGATGGGTTTTTCTATGTTTCCTTCGTGTTTCCTCTCAGTCTGGGATAGATGTTTCAGTGTCAATAAATGTCGGTCAAAATCTTTTTTGTTATTAGTATCAAAGCAACAATTTTCGCAAGAATATTTGGGGTTTTTTTGGGTTTTTTTGTTTCCTAAAATCATATATTATAGGAAACATTAAAAAACCCCATTTTTTTCTTTAAAAAATTTTATGCTAACAAATTTTGACGTATTTTATTGGCATTTAAAGCATCCCTGAGTGAAACTGGATTTTTCGATTTTTTTATAAAATTTATTCTTCGCTTTTTTAAAATTGGACATTTTTAAAATGTCCAAAAAAAAAAAGTGACCCCATTTCTTTTTCAGAATTTTTAAGGGTACCACTAATTTTTTCGTTAAATTTATATAAAATCCAGGGAACCGTAGGTTCCCTCGGACGCACCCTCCCTTCAATCATGTAAAGAAAAAATAATATCATCAAATCTATTTGTATTGTGCGGTGTTTTATCAGTTCTTTCATTATCTACTAATAATTTCAACATTTTTTGTATAATATATAATAAAACATACTTATTATATATTTTTCATTGTACCCATATTATTCATTGGAAACATTATTTTCCATATGAAGGGAAGGAGCGTCCGAGCGAACCGTAGGTTCCTCTGAAAGAGGGAGGGGGTGTCCGGGGGAACCTACGGTTCCCCGGAGGAAAAGTTCCCGTATTTCATTTTGAAATTCACTAAAATGATTTGTCATATTGAGAACCTGTTGTTTTAAATCCGTAATTTCTTTTAAACAATCATCTAATTTGGTATTATTATATTCTTCCAGTTTCTCCGCCCATGAAACTTTTTTACCTGATTTATTATCGGCTGGTTCATTTTCCGTTGGTGACATTATTACATCGGGTACCAAAGATATATTTTCATTTTTGTCTATTTTTAGTTGAGAAACAGTTTGAATTATATTTTCCATAGGTGGAGGTGCATATTTTTGTAACTCCGCATCTCGTTGTTGCATATGTTGTTTAATTAATTCATCCATATTTGATATAGCACTATCTTTTACATTTCCGCCAAAATCTACCTTTGGTAAATCAGGTTTAGAATTCATCATATCATATTCGCGCTTACGCTCATCAAACTGACGATTATATGCATCCTGTTTATTTTCTACGGTGTACGGTAATTGCGATGACTGATACGTAGGAGAACTCATGGGCGGGTTATTTACAACCGGTTGCGAATGTACATATTGCTCTTTGGCAAATTCACTCAGATTATTCATCATTATAGAAATCAATTCACGGTTATATTCCGGTAAATCCTGAGAACCAATATTCGTATATTGAATTTTTTGATAATAATTCTGGATATGGGCGCGAAACCATAATTCGGGTTCATTACGGGTACTATTTGCGAAAACCTGTTGAAAAATCGGGGTTTTATTAATAACCGTCCATAATAATTCTTGATTTTTATTATGTACGAATAATGCCATCTTGGATATATAACATAATAAATCATTTTTATGTTATATTTGAAATAAATTTATTTTTTGGAATGTTTCTTGGTTTTTCGTTGTTTTTTTCCAGCGCCTTTAAATTTGTGTTGAAAGGTATGATTCGCGTATATTCTTTGTTTCTTTGTTTCAGCAGTGGCTTTATCTATTAGTGGTTTTCCATCCCGATCCATTGTATTGCTACTATTCATTACTCGCGTGTCTTCAAAAATACCATTTAAAAATAAATCTACCTGTTGAAACGGAGACAATAAATTATTGATTGCATTTATAATCACATCGCCTACTACATATTTATTATCATTTATTTTCAAAGGGAATATTTTGGTATTTATTTCTATTTCTGACATCTTATATTATCAATATAAAATAATATAATCTATATTTTTCGTTTTTGTAGAGAACCTCCACTATTAAAATATTTCTTTCTAAAATTAAAAACAAAATTATCGGGTATACGCCGTTTTTTATCTTTAAAAAAATCATATTTTTCCTTATATCCAATTAATTTTTCACCTGTTTCAGTTTCACCTTTTAGTAATGTGATTATAAAATATAATGAATACATGCCACATTCAGTGTTCCCAAATTGATGTTCGATCGGTGTATTGTCAAAGATTAACTGAATATTTAATTCGTCTGCTTGTTTTATTATTCTCTTGACTAATTTTTGAATTTCGGGTTGTATTTTATCACCTGCGCTATCAAAATACATGATAAATTTATCATCTAAATCAATAAATAAGGAAACCCAATGAGAACCATCTTCATCATGTTTATCTAAATTGAAAACAATACCAATTTTTGTTTTTTTATCGTCGATGTATTTTTTTAATTTAAAATTACATAATTCTGGTTCAACACATTCTCCGTCCATATTAGAAGGTTTGGTATCAAAATCAATGGGAGTAGGTTCTATAAACGCAAAATAATTATATTTATCAGTTTCAGCATATTGTTTTAATACTGCTCTAATATCGTAATTCGACAACCATTCATCTGGATTATGTTTCCATTCGGGTGGTTCTTCTGGAGCAAAAATAGTGTTTTGTAATTTTTTTTTCAAATCTTCGTTATCCAATTCATTTAACCAACATTTTTCGCTTTTACATTTTAAACGATTTTTTAATTCGTACCAAATTTCATTCAAATGAGTTGTAACAATTTCATTTCCAGGATGATCTTTATTGTATTCATTACGTATTTGTATTAAAATATCATCCGGAATACAACTATGTTTGACCTGCGTTTCTCCTTCCACCGCTGGACTACAATTTAATTTTTTAAAATTTTTATTTTTATAAGTAATATTATGTTTCTGTTTTGCCTTTTTATGTTTATTTCTAAATGTTTTTTTCATTTTATTATATTTATTACTGAATTTTCTACCTCCCATTTATATAACGATTGAAAAAATTATATAAAAAGGATTTGATTATATATATATATATTTACACAAGTATAATGTTGCAAAAATTAGCCAAAAAATTTAGATTTAGTTGTTTTACAAAAGAATGTATTATCTATGATGGAAAATGCCCCATATTAGGTTTTATGAATTGTCCGAAACAAATAGCAAATGATGTATATAAACGTATCAGACCGCCCACAAATGTTATGCCCTTAGGTAGATGGAAAACCGAAGACGCGGCCAATAAAACATATTCCAAGGTGGATAATGCGAACGAAGACCATTGTGGTCCATGTGGAAATACTATCATCAAAAATATTCATAAATCAAGAACGTTTACCATTCCCAAATAAACCAATCCAATTTCTATGAATTTTTTTTGCGAAATAAATTCATATCATAATGGACGTAACTACTTGGTTTTTTAACCACTTTTTCTTTTCCCCAATATGATTTCATATTATCATTATTTTCATCAGATTGGTTGGTTCCATTATCAAATTTGGTAAAAATAACTTCATCATCATTATTATATTCTGATTTGGTATTTGTATCTTGAATTTCCTTTATTTCAAAATATTTAATAATAGATTTTACATAGGAATTAAATGAATCTTCAATGTCATTGGAATACATTTTTTTAGGGTCTTCTATCAATTGAGATGTAATATCTATAATATCTATCGCATATTTTCGTAATTTTGCCTTGTATTCTTTATATTCATCGTATTTTTTAGGGTCGGATTTGGATAAATATTTATGATAATGTGTCTTATTGATTAATAATTCTAAGGTAAGTTTATCTATATATTCATTTTTTGCGGGTTCTCTCTCTCCATCTACCATATCTGGGTTCTCAATTATGTTATGTGAATTATCTTCCATATAACATAAATCATATTTAATATTTTCATTTTTTACTTATTTCGATTCGTTATTTCTTATCCTTATTTTTTTTGGTTTTTCGGGCTTCTCGTTCGGCCAGTTTGGCATCTTGTTTGGCTTTTTTCTTGGCTTCTTTTTCTCGTTCTTTCTCGGCTTTTTTAGTAGCGCGCTTTTCTGTTTTTTCGCGTTCTTTCTCGGCCTTTTTATGGGCTTTTTCTATTTCTTTTTCTCGGTGTTTCGCCTCTTTCGCTTCTTTTTTTTCTAATACGGCCTCCATTTCTTTTTTATCCAATTCGTCTAAATCCTTATCTATCAAATTGGCATATGTATCTACCAAATTCTGAATACGTTCATCTTTGAATTCAGTATATTCGCCTGTTTTTCGTAAGGTCTTTCTCAATTTCTTTTCATGTGCTTTCTCTTCTTTGGCCTCGCGTCGTTCATCACTAATAATCTGTTTAATGGTATTACGGATTTTTTTATATTTCTTTTCGCGTCTCTTTTGTGTTTTCTTGATAGATTGTTTGATATCATCAATCGTCGCCGTTGTTTCTTTGGTTTTTTCCTTCAAGAGATGTTTCATCGTCTTTTGTTCTTGTTTTATTGTCATACGAACTACACTTTTTTCTAAATCATTCAAATCGGTTTTCAGTAAGAGGCGGATTTGTTTGATACGATTTTTATAATTATTCATATCATTTTTCAAATTATTTTGTAATTCGGTAATCCGATTATTATAATCATCTATTTGTTTATCAAATATTACAACCGTTGGATGTTCTTTAATCTCTTCTTTTAAATGGGAAGTGGATTTAATCGTTTTTCCACAATTCGATTTTAAATTATAATAGAGCGTCCCTTTATATTTGTCGTATTCTTGTTTTAAATTATCCATATTATCGGCGATTACAGACATATTGGTCTTTTTCAACAAATTTTTATTCTTCAATTCTTCTCGTAAATCCTTGATATCTTTTTTGATTTTATCAACGTCGGATTTGGCTTCATTTACCAAATCCTTTATATTTTGGCGTACTACTTTTTCACATTTCTTTTTCTGGGGTTCTTCCAATCCATCGCATTTTTTATATAAATGATTAAATGAATTCGTATCTATTTCGTCTATTTCGCTCTGTATTTCTTTATTATTTTCCTCTATTTTTTTCTTCAAACCCGAAATATCACTTTCCATATATCGTCTCACTTCTTTTTTATCGAACTTTTCGATTTCTTCTATATTATCCGTTATAGGAACGTCTATATGTTGGATAATCGGTTGGGCGAATTGGCGTGCATCTTTTTCACGATTTAAATAACTAATATGTCCGGTAATATCTTCCAAATATTTTTCTTCTCCTTTTTCTGTAAAATTACCTTCATCGTCCAAATATTTCTCCGAAAATTCGGTGAATTCGGTTGGCATTTGTTCGCTGGGTAATTTACACAGGTTCATTAATTTTATTAATTCCATGGGGTCTTGAGTTATAGGTGTAGCTGTCATCAATAATAGTTTTACTGAATCCGCCCCCGAAACCTGATAAGAATTCATCAATGATTGGTGTAAGGCGGACATATCTGGACGTTCAATAGTAGATAAATCCCCGCCTCCATATAATTTATGTGCTTCATCAATAATCAATAAGGTTTTTCGTAAAGGGTCTACATCACCGTTAATTTTCACCAATGTTTTATAAAAGGCATTTTGTTTGGAAACCAAATTACTGAATTGTTTATAAGACATAGGACGGATTCGCCAAGCCTTTGAAACCAAACGAATACGTTTTTTATTATCCTCGGGAATCACTAATCCATTGTTTACTATTTTTTCTCGGATATCTTCATTACATACTTGCTCGAACATATTTTTCCATATATCACTTTTTAGGGTTGTACGAGTGACCCATAAAATAGTATATCCTTGTTTTTCAAAGCTACTCGTAGCCGCTGCAATAGCAGAGCAGGTTTTACCTGTACCCACAGAATGGTGCAGTAACAATCCTTTCACCGGATTTTGCGGGGTAAAATAATGACGAATAAAATCTTGTGTTGGAGTATATTTGATAACATCGCCCGAGCCACCGGTGGTTTTGCTCGCACATAAGTTCTCCATTTTCACATTATCCCATTCAAAATCCGCGAAATGTTCTCTGATATGTTTTCGTAATTCGTGAAATTTCATTCGTTCGGTTGGTTGAGTTGCCAAAATAACACCATTTGGTAAAACAATATTATTTTCGGTAGGTGGTTTAGAAGGAATAATAATCGCTGGACCATCGCGAATTTTTAACCGGAACTTCGGTTCTTTGGTTCCACCATAGATAAATTCACTACCCGGTGGTAATTCTTCTTCAGCTTCATCATTGGGTATAGAGAACGAATGAATATTTTTGTTTAATTCGTAATCTACTGAACCATAGACCGATGTTTTTTCTAATTCATGAGCGAAATTCAATAAACGAATATCCATATTCATGGCTTTTAAATATAATTCTATTGCGGTTTTGGCACCCATCATGGAGGGTTGTAATTTGTCGGGAATAGATGAATCGTATACAAATACATGTAGAGGCCAACCACGGGTAGGATGAAATTGTAATCCTTTTTGTCCGCATGTTCTCGTTCCTCTACCAATCACTTGTTTTTGGTCGGCGGAAACCACTGATGGTTCAAAAATATGAATATATTTAATATCAAACAAATCTATACCCTCTTTGAAACCACTATCCATCAAAATAAAACGGCAAAGGTCTCCATTTATATTATCAGGACGTTTATTGAAAGTGGAAAGAATATGTTTTTTCATCGTAACCGTAATATTTTGGTCGTATAACCCAACCGATGTTAATAAATAGAAATTATTTTGTTTGGTTTTTAGTAGGTCGGAATCTGATAATAATTCTATCTTTTTGAATTTTTTTTTGGTTTTTTGTTTCTCATCTGTTTCGGCGGGTTTTTCGGCAGGACTTGACTTAGGAGTACTATGATTTGATGTTTTACTATTTTCATCTGGTGTTTTGATAGCACTTTGTAAAGGTTCTGCAATATATCCTAAATTATAATTTTTGGAAAGCATGGCAGATGCGATTAATTTTATACCAGCCGAATTGGATTTCAAATCGGAAAAGATAAAATGTTTGAATAATTTACCGTGTTTTTTCATATCCTCTTTATCCAATTTTTCTATTTTATCTAACAATGTTTTCAATTTAGGTGAAACATGGGGAATATCCTTTAGTAATAATTCAGGATTGAAATTTAGGTTGTCAAATTTATAAATATCATAGGATTTACTGATATTGGATTTTTTACGGACACATTGGGCGTCAAAATTCAAAATATTGTCTTCATGTATCAATGTTTCTAAACTATCATCTAAATGTTCTCTATACCATTTTACTTTTTGTATTTCCATATCTAAAATATAAATTTAATAAAATATATAATATATCTATAAAATATATCCGTATATTATAAATGTCAACAGTATTAGGAGGACCTTATAACGGTTATTCAACAAAACAAACGATTACGAATTATAAAGATAGCGACCAAACTGCTATCCGTCGTATATTGCGAAGTTCATGGAATACTCAACAAGCAGGTGGAACTATAAATGGTAACAAACGGGTGATTACCCCATTCCGCGCCGTGAATAATTTAGGTGATTTTTTATCCCGTAAAAACTATGTATGCGGTGGCTCAAACCAAGTCAATGCCAGTAAACCAGGTTGGAAAGGCCATATTGGCAGTATTTTGTCTCAATGTGATGGAACTGGCGTAGCTGCAGGCAGTGGAAATATGCGTCATGTACCAGATTCATCCGATTATATTAGATATAAAAAACAAAACGCCATCAATAATACCTATAATGATTCATCCAATGGTGGAGACCAAAGTAATGGTTCGTATGTAGCATTCATGAGAGTAAGATGATTTTAACCACTGGAATGTAAATTCGAATCACTTATAAACTATATTTGTCTAAGAAATAAAATATTTCATTATATATATATTTAATGAAATATTACATAGGAGACGAGTTCACTATAAATAGAGAAGAACTCTTACCAGATATTATAAAACAAATGCAAGAACTTGGTATAGAACCACAAACAATAGATATAAGAAGTCAATTAAAACAAAGTATAAACGCAAAGATATGTAAAGAAGTATTTACTATGTATGATATGTCTGTTTATAACGAAAATATTACTCTTTTTTTGGAAGACGATACAAATAATATGATTGGGTTTTTGATGTTTAATATTCCTATTGATAAGAGTTCTATAGAAATACTTTTTTTATGTTCTAAAAAAAAGGGGAGTGGAAAAATATTATTAGACAAAATAAAAGAATTTGCGAAAATAATGAAAATTCCAATAGTTGAATTGGAAGTTGCGATGGTGATGAATCCGACAACATATGAGGTTGATATGGTCGCGACCGACAAACTTATATCTTATTATGCAACAAATAATTTTAAGGTTGGAAAGAAGCCATCAATAATGGTTTATACTGTTGATAGTAAAAAATCTCCTAGTAAAAAGTCTACTAGTAAAGATTCTGCTAGTAGTAGTAAAGGGAAGACGCCGAAAGGCAAAAAAGGTAAAACTGCTGTTAAAAAAGGTGGAAACATAATAAACCGAACACGTAAGAGTAAATAGAATAAAGGGGCGGCGTAATAATTTTTATATAATATATTTTATAGTATATTATATACAAGATGTTTAGACAAATGTTTGCTATAAATGATATCAATAATGGAGCATTACAGAGTACGAACGCTATGCCGCAAAAAGATAGTACCAGTGATGGTACTGCTAGTTTTGAAATAGGTAGAATGACAAATAGACGAATTTATACTACCAATGTGCCAACCAATGAAGAATACGTCCAAAAAAAATGGATTGGTGGAAATCGCGATGCCTCACAAGTAATGCGAAATAGACGCGTATTGGGAATTGCGAGTGGTAGTAAAAATACAGCACCCGATGCCTTATCTTTTACCACATATAAAGATGTGAATACAATTGATAATGCCCTTGCCCGTGTTCGAGCAGGCGGCGCGGTAGCGAACCAAAAAAAACGGGCAAATCTGAATAATGCGCCAACCCCAAGATTTGCTCCGGCAATTCCACCCAATGATATAAGAGGAATAAAATATCCAGTGTTATATCACTAAATCCGGGGAACCAATCCAGGGAACCTACGGTTCCCTCGGACGCTCCCTCCCTTTATAATTTTAGTTGGTGTAATTGATAATTTATTATAATTGTAATAAATTATTATATAACTTCCACGGTTTCCCTACAAAAGGGAGGGGGCGTCCGGGGGAACCGTAGGTTCCCCGGATCTGGATAACATCACTTCTTTGAGAACATTTTTCATTATTTTGTCATTAAATTTCAGTATTTCATCTTCTCCCCTACCACCCAATGCAACTAATGCTAATTCGGTAAATTTCTCATTAGCAGGTGTATTGTTCTTAATACTATCTGGGAATTCTTGTTGCCATTGTTGTATCTGGTTCAAATTCAATTGTGCTATACGGTTGATCGCCCAATTTAATTTCTTCTTTTCTTCCGTCTCTTTCTCCCAAGCATCATTATCTTTAATATATACTGTTTCTCGTTTCATATCCGTACAATGTAATGGACGCTGTATAACTTCCATCTTTTTTAATTTATTAATGAAAATCCGCGAAATGCCATTGACAAATCCTAATTTCCCAGTGGTTTCAAAATCGTTATTGGTGAGTTGTAAAGAATTAACGAAATCCACAATATTCATAGCATCTTTACAAGTTTCGTTTAAGAAAAACTGTAAATTAAATGAGGTTTTATTATTGTTATTAGAATTAATCATATTTGGTTTCTTGGCAATTTCCAAAATTTGTTTATTTTGCTCTATAAGTTGATTATCCTTTTCTAATAATTTATTACTATGTTCTAACAATTGCTTTTGTAATTCTTTATTTTGTTCTATGAGAACATTTTGGACTTCTTTACTTTGTTTTATAACTTCCAATACTAATTCTATTGGTATATCAGATGAACCCATTGTTAATTTGGTACCCTGAATATAGGATGATACTTCAGGCGGAACCTCATGTTCTATCGTACATGTCTTACGGTGTTTCCATAAACCGGTTCTATCATTATATGATTTTTCACAATTTTCACATATATAATTTTTATTATCCCGTGTTGTTGCCAAAGTGTTGTTTTTATGTTTTATGGTGTTAACATGCCGCATATAATCAGTTTTATTAGACGTGTTATAGTCACATGGTTCACATATATATTTTTTTGCGTTTTTTTGCGTTTTTTTTGTTGCCATTTACGCTATATTATAGCAACAGAAAAAACGCCTAAATCCTTTTTCAAATAAAATAATAAAAAATTATCATAACAATTTTAAAATGATTTTTTTGGTATTTAAATCATCCTCGAGTAAAAATGGTTTTTTCACTTTTTTTGTAAAATTTAATAATCGCATTTTGAAAAATGGACATTTTTAAAATGTCCAATTTTAAAAAGTGACCCCATTTCTTTTTACGATTTTTTAGGGGTACCACTAATTTTTTCGTTAAAATTATATAAATCCAGGGAACCTACGGTTCCCTTGGACGAACCCTCCCTTTTGTCTTGTTTACTACATGTTATTGATAATTTATTATAATTGTAATAAATTATTATGAAAATCTAAATTCTAAACTCCCTGGATAAAAGGAAGGGGTCGTAGGGGAAACCTTGGTTTCCCTACATTACATTTGGAATCTTTTATAAACTTGTAAAGCAGTCAACGCACCCAAAATTTGGGCGATGATATATGGTAATAGATCATTTACATTTAGTTTACCAGCAGAAACCATTGCAACAGATACAGCAGGATTGACATGACCTCCAGAAAATTTACCAGCGACTAAGATAATTAATGCTAATGCTGCACCAATTGCTAATGGATTACCAGTAGCTAAAATCACATACATAAAAAATAAAGTAGCGACAAATTCAACTAAATAGTTGTACATATTTATATAATTAACAAAGAAAAAATTATTTACTTTTTTGTATCATTCTATAAACAATAAATAATCCAAGAACGGTTAAAGAACCAATATAAAAAGTCGTGGATAAATTCGTTTTATTATTTGCTATGAATTCCATATTTTCATAATCCATCCTGGTATTTTCACTCTTTGATAAATCGTCGTTCAAACGATATTTCTTATCCTCATCTAATAAAACATAAATACCATTCGACATATTTTTATTATCCGTTTCTATAACGATTTGTTGCTTATTCACTATTTCTGGAACAAATGCGGCTGTAGCAAATGGTGCGTTAGTATTATGGTTTAATACGTCAATTCCATTTTGTTTTTCAATACCTATATTTGATTTTAATGGTTGTCCTAAAGGTATAATAGGCGGAATGACTTTAAAATTCGGATCTTTTCGGTCGCCTTGGATTAATTCGTTAATAGCTTCTACATCTTCTAATGTATAACTACTATATGATAATGGAATATCGGGTGAAAAAGACATTATATTATATTGTTATATAATTATTTCATATACTTTTACGATAGAATGAAAAAATAAAAATGACTTAAAGGTATCTCGTAATTATACATGAAATATATGTGTGGAATATTTGCTTTATTAAATAATGACCATGATTTTGACGAAACATTTGTAAGCGCCCAATTTGAAAAAGGTAAAATGCGAGGTCCTGAATATTCCGAATTGACAAAAATAATGATAAAAGCGGAATTTGGGTTTCATCGATTAGCTATAAATGGTTTAAATCCAGAATCAAACCAACCGATTATCATGAATGATATAGCGGTCATTTGTAATGGCGAAATCTATAATTATAAAGATTTGTATGAAATGATGGATATTGAACCCACTACGGATAGTGATTGTGAAGTAATAATACATTTGTACCGTGAATATGGAATCGCCCAAACTCTTCAGATGTTGGATGGTGTATTTGCTTTTATATTAATAGATTATCGTATACATGATGAAAATGCCAAAATTTATGTTGCACGTGACCCATTCGGTGTTCGTCCATTATATCATTTGAAATCTATTCGTCAACCAAGTTTCGAAAATAAAAATATCATTGGTTTTGCGTCCGAGTTGAAAGTATTGAATGGGTTTTGCAAACGATTAAATACAGAATCCGAAAATTATACAGTGGAACAATTTGAGCCAGGTACCTATTCTATTTATGAATTACCAACCACTGTATCTACCAGTTGGCGATTACATAAAGAAAACATCCGGTATCATTCTACTGGTTTTACCAGCATCATTAATACCGAAAATTATAATATACGCGAAATATTGGAAAATATTCAATATTATTTGACAACTGCCGTACACAAACGATGTTCTACGACAGATAGGCCCATCGCTTGTTTATTATCCGGTGGTTTAGATAGTAGTTTAATCACCGCATTAGTGGTTGAATATCATAAACTCCGTAATCTACCCCTCGTGGAAACATATAGTATTGGTTTGGAAGGTTCCGTAGATTTAGCATATGCGCGAACAATGGCAAATTATTTGGGAACGAACCATACGGAAATCGTATTAACGGAAGAAGATTTTTTGAATGCTATACCAGAAGTCATTAAATCCATTGAATCATATGATACCACCACTGTAAGAGCCAGTATTGGTAATTGGTTGCTGGGTAAATATATAGCCGAACATAGCGATGCCAAGGTCATATTTAATGGCGATGGTTCAGATGAGTTGACTGGAGGATATTTGTATATGCATAAAGCACCAGATATGATTGAATTTGATAGCGAATGTCGACGTTTATTGAAAGATATACATGCTTTTGATGTGTTACGTTCGGATAAATCTATATCAAGTCATGGATTAGAACCGCGAACTCCATTTTTAGATCGTACATGGGTCCAATATTATTTATCTATACCATTACATGTGCGGTATCACCCCAATGAAAATAATTGTGAAAAATATTTATTACGAACAGCGTTTTCTAAAGATTATTACGAAACCTTTGAAGGTAGGGAGTTATTACCCCATAAAGTATTATGGCGAAAAAAAGAAGCATTTAGTGACGGCGTTTCAAAACATACGCGATCTTTGTATCAAATTATAAAAGAATATGCCGAAGAAAAAATGAGAAATGAAGATTATAAGAATACAGTATATAGACATATGACAAAATTAAACGATCATTTATTACCACAGACAAGCGAACAGATATATTACCGTTCTATATTTGAATCGGAATATAGTGGGTTAGGAAGAATTGTACCTTATTTTTGGATGCCAAAATATGTGGAAGCGAAGGACGCCAGTGCCAGAACGTTGGAAATATATCAAGAAGAATAACAACGAAAAATACCAACGAAACATAAATATTGTTCTTATAACAATATTTATTCTCATATCATAATTACGATTTTATTTCTACGAAGATACTATATATGAAAACGAAAAGAAACCATAAAAAGAAAAACAATTCAAAAACCAAAAAAACATTTTTATTCAATCCGAATGATCCCAAAAAATCATTTGATGTCTATATAGATAAAAACCCAAAAGACACCATCCATATTAAATATACAAGCACTGAAGACGTTAAAAATACAATTATCAAATTAGAAAAATTGTATAAAAATAAAAAATACACACATAAACGAATATGGCAGGTAGGAATGATTATGAAAGTCAGGTTAGAAGTACTAAAAAATAAAAAACCAGAACAATATGATTTATCAAAAAAATATTTTGAATTTTTAGGAAATAGGACAAAATTAGATGATAAAGAACGTTACGAAGCTACATTCAAATTATGAATATAGAAAATCTTTATAACAAATTGTCAAAAAAACTTAAATAACTGGATATATATTATAATATGATGTATAACTATTTGTTTAAGCGTGTGAAAAATATTATTCCCAAAATTTCTGAAACTGAAATTATTGCTTTGAAATCAGGCGGTGTTTCAATAGATAGAGAAATTTTCAAAGGTAGCGTCAATTATAAAAATTTGTTACATTCTAGGAATGTTAATAAAATAACTACAGACGAGAAAGTGTTTATCCAATCTACAAATAAATTATTGAAATCAGTGGGACAAGATAATATTTATCCAAATAAAAATATTAATAGCATTATGAATTATTTGGGAAAAAATGGATTTTTAAGTATGATTATTGATAAAAAATATCAAGGGAATAGAATATCCATTTCCGCACAATCAAAAGTATTATCTATTATTTCCTCCTATAATCCATCTTTGGGGGTAGTTACAATGGTTCCGAATTCACTTGGACCTGCTGAATTATTACAACATTATGGAACAGAAGAACAAAAAAATCATTACTTACCGAAATTGGCAGACGGAACTTTTATACCTTGTTTTGGATTAACCGGCCCAAATAACGGGAGTGATGCGGTTGGTAAAATAGACGAAGGCATTGTAGAATTAGTAGACGGACAAATAAAAATTAAAATTATTTTAAATAAACGGTATATTACGTTAGCACCTATTTCAAATTTAATTGGTATCGCATTCAATGTAAAAGACCCCCACAAATTATTACCCAGTAAAAAAGAAGGAATTACAGTAGCGCTCATTGAAAATATTGAAAAAGGACTTATTCAAAATACATTTCATAATCCAAACAATGCGGGTTTTCCAAATGGCACGATAAAAGGAACCATTTTTATAGAAACGGATAAAGTCATTGGTGGCGAAACGAATATAGGAGAGGGTTGGAAAATGTTAATGGAATGTTTGGCGGTTGGGCGAGGGGTCAGTTTACCAGCTACTGCGAACGGTTCATCCAAATACATCACTCTCTCTATTATGAATTATATAAATATTCGTAATCAATTTAATATGCCTATCGGGAATATGGAGGCAGTAAGAGAAAAATTTATTGATATGTTTATAAATACTTGGATTATTCATGCTAGCGTCAATTTTACGAATCATATATTGGATTCTGGATCAACTCCATCTGTAATAACCGCTATTATGAAACAACAAACCACGGAGAGAGCCAGACATATTTTAAATCATGGTATGGATATTTATTCAGGTAGTGGAATATGTACGGGTGAAAATAATTTTTTTACCAAATTTTATAATTCGTCGCCAGTGGGTATTACAGTGGAAGGTTCAAATACATTAACGCGTGGATTAATAATATTCGGACAAGGATTGAATAAAAGTCATCCTTATATTTTTCCTATTTTCCAAAGCATCCAAGATAATAACCAACAATTGTTTCGTGATAATTTGAATCTATTGTTGAAAGAAATAGTGTATAATTATTTACAATTATTGAACCCCATGAATGTAATACAAAAAAATCCACAACAACAATTAGATTATTTAACATTAAAATTTAGTATTCTTACCAATTTTATAGCATTATTGGGAGGAAAAATCAAATCAAAACAAATGATTTCTGGAAATATGGCAGATATATTATCAAATATTTACTTAGGTTATAGTTTGGTATGGATTCATCGCGAAGATCCGCAAAATAGTGATTTGAAAAACATTTGCTTAGAATATTTGAATCATGAAATGGAATACAAGATGAATTTAGTTATTCAGAATTATCCGATAGGTATTTTGAAACCATTTCTTATGCCTTTGAAAAATAATATCAAATATCCGAATCTGGAAACGAAAAATAAAATATATTCTATCATAAATAATGATACAAAATTACATAATGTATTGAAGGAAGATATTTATTATGAGAACACTGTATTGGAAAAAATGGAAAAATTAAGAACAATCAATAAAGAACATCCAGATTATAATAAGTTATATCAAGATATCATTAGTGTCGGTGAATTTGCTATAGAAAAACATACATAAATAATTTGAACTCGGCATAAAATAAATATTGTTTTCTTAACAAATAATATTTATTACAACATAAATCATCTGGAGTAGAAGAATAAAATTAAATATATATATATATATTTATGTCAAAAAAATACAATAATAGAACATTTAGAAAAAACAAGCAAATTGGCGGAGAAAAAATAAAATATGAAAACGGTGATGAATATGATGGAGATATCATTGATGGCAAGATAGAAGGTAAAGGAAAAATGACTTATAAGGATGGTGTTGTATATGACGGTGAATGGAAGAATGGTATTATAAACGGACTAGGAAAAATGACTTATGATGGAAATGTATATGACGGTGAATGGAAGAATGGTATTATGAACGGACAAGGAAAACTTACTAATAACAATGGTGATGTATATGAAGGTGAATGGAAGGATGGTGAGAGAGAAGGACAAGGGAAAATGACTTATAACAATGGTGATGTATATGAAGGTGAATGGAAGACTGGTATTATAAACGGACTAGGAAAAATGACTTATAAAAAGGGAAATGTATATCACGGTGAATGGAAGGATGGTGAGAGAGAAGGACAAGGGAAAATGACTTATAACAATGGTGATGTATATGAAGGTGAATGGAAGGATGGTAAGAGAGAAGGACAAGGGAAAATGACTTATAACAATGGTGATGTATATGAAGGTGAATGGAAGAAGGGTAGGATGAACGGACGAGGAGTGTATCGTTATGAAAATGGTGATGTATATGAAGGTGAATGGAAGAAAGATGAGACAAACGGAAAAGGAAAAATGACTTATAAAAATGGTGATGTATATGAGGGTGAATGGAAGGATGGTAAGAGAGACGGACAAGGGAAAATGACTTATAACAATGGTAATGTATATGAGGGTGAATGGAAGAAGGATAAGATGAACGGACAAGGAAAAGTTACCTTTTTAAATGGAACTGTATATCAGGGTGAATGGAAAAATGATATTATGAACGGAAAAGGAAAACTTACTTATAATGGAACTGAATATGAGGGTGAATGGAAGAATGGTAAGAGACACGGACAAGGTAAAATGACTTATAGTAATGGTGATGTATATGAAGGTGAATGGAATAATAATAGAGAAAACGGACAAGGTAAAAAGACTTATAGTAATGGTGATGTATACGAGGGCGAATGGAAGGTTGGTGAGATGAACGGACAAGGAAAAATGACTTATAGTAATGGTGATGTATACGAGGGCGAATGGAAGAATGGTAAGCAAAACGGATACGGAAAAATGACTTATAGTAATGGTGATGTGTATGAGGGTGTTTGGAAGGACGATAAACTTTATAATATTGAGTTTACTATTTCCAATACCAAATATGATGAATGTCTAGAAAAAACCGCATTTGAACCAATTGAAGGAGATGTGAATGTAGGAGATTTTATGAATGAAGATAAAGGCAATTTAGTTTTTAAAATAAACGAATCTTTTTTTGGGATCAACAAAGAACAAATGATACCTATTTATGAAAATAATGATGAAACCGTTTATGGTTGTTTCAAAATTGGGACATCCCTTGTTCCAAGACTAGAAAATGTAGATATAGAAAACCCTTATTTTAATTTGAATAAAATAGGTATTCCTTCTGGAATTGTGAAACACGAATATATAAAAAAAATATTACATGACGACAAAAACAAATTATACGAAATTGTTAAAACAGAAAATAAATATGCAGCAAGTACAACCGGACAAATGTTAGGTAGAAATCCAAACGCAGTAAGTGCGGATCATTGCCAAGCAAGATCCGATAAGGCGATATATGAAATACAAATTATTAAAAAGGAAACAAGAACTAGAAAAACATTCAAGAAGCGTTCGCGAAAGAATAATTCTAAAAAGAGTAAAAGTAAAAATAAAAAGGGCATATTCACTTCGTCATCTTTACCATAATTGCACCGACCAGAAAGAATAATGACACAGAAAATAAATATTGTTTACTTAACAAATAATATTTATTACAACGCACAACACAGACATAAAACTTTAAAAATCCGCATTAAATTCAAATACATCCACATCTACGGTCTTGTTCGCCAAAGCATATTCCGAATTGGTACGTTCAAAGAAATTTACTTTGGTTTCCACACTAATTAATTCCATAAAATCAAACGGATTAGATGAATTATATATTTTATCGTAACCTAATTGTAAACATAAACGATCCGCTACAAATTCAATATATTGGGTCATTAATTTCGCATTCATACCAATCATACGGCATGGTATGGCATCGGTAATAAATTCTTTTTCTATTTCTACGGCTTCTTGTACGATTTCATATATGCGTTTTTTATTCAATTTCTTTTGTAATTTACTATATAATAAAATGGCGAATTCAGTATGTAAGGCTTCGTCGCGGGAAATCAATTCGTTGGAGAAAGTCAACCCTGGTAATAAACCGCGTTTTTTAATCCAATAAATAGAACTGAACGCACTGGAAAAGAAGATACCTTCTATACAAGCGAATGCGACCAAACGGGAGGCAAACGAACTACGATTATCATTAATCCATTTCTTCGCCCAATTACCTTTTTTGGCAATACATGGGTAATTTTCTAAGGCTTTAAATAATTGTTCTTTTTCATTTCCATCCCGAATATAGGTATCAATTAATGTAGAATACATTTCCGAATGGATGTTTTCTATGGCGATTTGAAAACCATAAAACGCCCTGGCTTCGGCTAATTGCACGTCATTCATGAAGCGAGATGCCAAATTTTCTAATACCAATCCGTCACTCGCTGCAAAAAACGCCAATATCATTTTTATAAAATTTTGTTCGTCTGTTGTCAGCTTATCCCAGTCACCTAAATCTTTGGATAAATCTACTTCTGGTACTACCCAGAAAGAATCTATACTCTTTTTATACATTTGCCATATATCATTATCCTTAATTGGAAACAAAACGTACCGGCTATCGTCAGATTTTAGTAACGGTTCAACAAAAGTGGGCTCAGACATTTCTTTCTAAATAATATATTAATTAGATTTTATATCTTTTCTAAATAATGATTTGATTTACAATGTGGTTTTACAAAAAAAATAATTCTGGTAAACGCATTAAGCTACAATATTGACATATACCATCCAAAAAAAGAGGGGTAATAAATATAATGTCAACCCAGGATTTTCACTATATACTAAATAGCAAACCGAACATGCTAATAAAAATGCGATTTTATTAAACATATCGGAAAGAGAACCGGGAGAAAGTTTTGTGATGAAGGGATAGAGAACCGAGAACAGTACAAAAATGTATATAGAAATGGAAGCAACCGATGTATAATTATGTAAACGATAAAGGATATAACCTAATAATCCGAATAGTAACGTCCAAATAGTACCTACAATGTATCCAGACGGTAAATATTTAGATTTTTGAATTTTGGTATTTACAAATTGTTTATTATAAATCATGGTATTTATCGCGATTGCTAAAAGGGAAAATAAGAAAATCAAAGAGTATTTTGAGAACATTATATAGATAATATATATAATGTTTATTATTTAACTTTCACACATTTTTTTCGGGTTCCTTTTTTACATTTTTTACATTTTTTACATTTTTTGGCTGTAACCACATGGTTCATTACTTTGATTGGCATGTCTGCGGCGTTTAGGTATTTATCATTATATTTGGATATAACCTTTGTAAATAATTTCTCGTTTTTCTTCGGTTTGATTTGTTCTCGTATTTCTTTAAAATTTAGTTTTTTAGTATTTGTAAATTCTTGTTTTTCAATCCCGTAATATTCTAAAAATTGTTTATCAAAACTTCCGGTTCTTATTTGTTTAGGGTCAACCTCTAATAATTGAATCAATTTATCCAAATTTTCTTTCGTATGACAATCAATTTCCATATATGGCGGAATACCAGGTACATTATCAATGACGATTTCGTGTGCCAATGGATGACTATATTTTTCTCTTATACTTTCCTGATATGCTTTATGTACGAATCCCATAGTTTCTAATAGTCTGGTAGCAGTGTCAAAATCTTCATGAATAGATATTTCCGTTTCCTGTGGAAAATCTTTATTTTTATATATTTTGGTAGTAATCGTAACATTTGTGCCTTCATCCCTGACCCGAACAAAACCGTCGGTTTTTTTATCACATAAAAAATATACATTTCTTCTAAATTTTTTGGCTTTATGTACCTTTTTACAGCCTATTTCTTTTAATTTTTTTCTAATTTGGGGGACATTTATATCCAAAACCTTGATTTCATATTCCATTTATATAATCATAACATTTTATTATGATTATAGACTTACCAAAATCATACAAAAATGCGTATAGAGTAAATAGAAATTATAGGGAAAAATATTATAACCAGATACTTTAATGAAAAAGATAGATATTACTAATAGATCTGGCGAAATCGGTGATTTCAAAGAAGAGCATAAGAAACGCTCACGAAAATCCAAAAAACAAAATGATAAACAAATAATAAATGAATTTTTTGATACAGATAGAGAACACGACAGCTGCTTTTATCATCAGCGATGTATGTATGAGAACATGAACCATTTATCACAAAATGAAAAAAACGCATTTGAAAATAAATTTACCATACCCAAAAATACAAGCCAAGAAGAGTATAACCGAATATTGAAAAACAAATCAAAAAAAATAGTGATTGCTACGGGTCCAGCCGGAACTGGGAAAACACTTTTTGCAACTGAATATGGTGTGAAGAATTTTCTATTAGGCAATTATGATAAACTCATATTTACCCGTCCATCGGTCTCTGTAGATGAAGACTTGGGTTTCTTACCTGGATCCTTGGAAGAAAAAATGGCGCCATGGGTAAGACCAATTTACGATGTATTATATAATTTTATTACTCCATCTGAGGTCACTGCAATGATGGAAGACAAAATCATAGAAATCGCACCCTTAGGATTTATGAGAGGCAGAACATTTAAAAATGCATGGATCGTAGCAGATGAAATGCAAAATTCAACTGTATCACAAATGAAGATGTTACTAACGCGTTTGGGAGAAAATAGTCGTTTAGTCATAACCGGTGATTTAGAACAATATGATAAAATCAGTGAATTGAATGGTTTAGAAGATTTCTTACAAAAATTTAAAGGTAAGCGTTCAGAAAGTATAACCAGTTTTGAATTTCAGCGAGGTGATATACAAAGAGAAGAAGTTGTCAAAGAGGTATTGGATATATATAGCGCGGAGCATACATTGAATTATTTGCCAAGTCCGGAAGAAATCAATGAAGATTTACAATATTCGGAAAATAATTTAGATGAAATCGTAAGTACAACAGAAGACAAATTAAAAAAAAAAGAGAATTCCGACAAAGAAGTTTAGGAAATAGGAAATAAATAGGTAAAAAATAAAATCACATAGTATTTTATAAATGTTGCAATTACAAAAATTATTCAACAAATTCTCATTGAATAAATTTATTACCAAATGCGCGTCGCCATCAAATGTAAAGTCAGTCTTGAATAATCGTTATTTATTATACGGATTAAGCTTACTTGTATTATTGGATTTAATATATTTAGCAAATTCACGTAGTTTTAATACAATCATTATATTTATCTTAGTCGGATTTTTAACCTCGTTTTTCTGTAAAAATATGATAGTAATATTGCTCGTTGCATTATTTGTAGCTCATATATTAAAAAGTCCAAGAAGTTTTGAAGGAGCTAAAAATATGAATAATGAAGATGAAGAAGGCGAAGACGAAAAACCAGAAGACGAAAATTATGAAAATAAAGAGAAAGAAGTTCCAGAAGGAGAAGAACCAGAAGATGAAAAAATAAAAGAAGAACTAAAAGAATTTGCAACAGTCCAAAAAGATATCATAGATAGTATGACAAAATTAGAACCATTATTAAATAAAGCCGATAGTTTTATTGAGAAATTTGAAAAATATAGTAAATCAGAATAGTGTTTTAGTTATAATATTATAATGTTATAATATTATAGAATAGAAATGGCACAACAGATATATTATTACATATTTTTTATCATGATATTTACGCTTATTTTATTACATTGTTATAAAAAATATTTTCAAAATACAATTACTTCAAATAACTTCACAGAAGGATTCCAAGAAAATTTTAAAGAAGGCATTAAATTTCCCAAAATAAGTGATATTACAAAAAATGTTTCAAAAAGTATTTTAGGTCCTTTAAAACCAATGATTGATTTTTTTAAAAAATTACCAAAGAGAATAAATACAATAAATTCAGGTTTTAAAGATATATTTTATGGAATCGGTGATGAGTTTAAATATTTAGGCATTGGTACAGCGCGTGGATTTGAAGACATCGGATTATTAATAGCGTATGCTAGTCAATTTGTATTTTCTTATACAATGTGTGGTGTAAAATATATATCTAATATTCCGAACTGTATTTTATATTATACAGTTGATGCATTTTTAAGCATATTATATTTACCCATTCGTATTTCATTATGGATTTTATACTTATTAGGAATAAATTTGTATCCAACACAAAATAAGCTTTGGAAATATGTAGAAAAAATAAATGGATATATATATGGTGTATTTGGTTTTAATATTATAAGATGGCCTAAAAATATAAGAGACGAATGTTATAATTGTAAACGATTGAAAACAAGCGTATTATTAAAGAAAGCAAAAGATATCGATTACGATTTTAAAGTAAATATTCCAAAAATACTAATGAAAGGGGTAGATAGAATTAAAAGAGGAGGAGACAAAATAATTAATGTGAATTAATTACATCTACGTAAATGTAGAGAATCATATAATGCCCGAAAAATAGGAAATAATTTATCGTTTGATTACGCCGACCAAAGAGAAAAAGGTTATATATTTTTACTTATATTCCAAAATATATAATGATAATATAAATGGGGAGAAAATGTGTTCCTGGTGTTTTTTGTATTGAAAATATGACATTGTTTTTATTATTCGTTATCATACTACTTTTAGCGTATTTTTATTACCAAATGAGTAAAGTAGGACAAATTCAAAGACAAACTCATGATGCGTCATCTAAAATAATTATCATTGATTCAGCCACTACAACCCCGCCATTCATCAATGGTGTATCTACGCGTAATGATATATTTAATGATCCATATTCGCCTCCTTTAAAAACAGATGGTGTATATTTTAGGCGTGATAGTGGAGATATAAGAGGAATTCCCGTAAATATCCAAACCCATGGTACAAATATGAGTTATCAACAAGTCGGCATTTTAACCAAATCAAATGGACCTAACGGACAATTAATAATGCCATTAATGGGTAGAAAACTGATGACGGGTAGAGAGAAATGGCAATATTATACGATGGCAACCAATGGTAATATGAATACTAAATTACCAGTGAGTGTAAACGGCAAAAGTTGTACGAGTGAATATGGTTGTGATTCAATCAATAACGGAGACAATGTATATGTAGAAGGTTATAATGATACATTTAAAGTAACCGTATATGAAAATTCGGGTTTTAATTACATTCCTTTTTTGTAATATTTAAGAATGTTTTGTAAATAAACTATATAAGTAAAGTATATAGTTTATATGGCAACACAATTTGATTTATCAGGAACCACTAAGTTAGACAATACATCAAAAATTTTATATAATTATTATAATACCACTATTAGCAGTGGTGATGTAAAAGTTGAAAATAGTGGCAATTTAAATTATTATAAAATAAATGTTTCATATCCGGTAAATACCCCAAATGCATTATATCCAGATAGTTTGGGGACATTTATTGCGAATAAAATATATTTATCAGGCGTATTACATGAAATAATACAGATTCCTAATACAAATACAGTTGGAGAATTAATCATAGAGCATACCCCGTTGACTGGGACCGGCAAATTATTTGTATGTATTTTGTTGAATTATAGTTCGAATATAGTTAGTGATAAAAATAGTGTAGATGATTTGATTGATATAGCTTCATCGGATGATAAACGAAAACAAATTGCATTAAATAGTAGTATTTTAACTCAGCCAAATGCGATTGTATATAAGGAGAATGTTGATACTATAATTGTATTTGTTTCGCCAATATATATAAGCAGCGCCAGCAAGAATAAAATAACAAGTTTGGCAAAACTATCATTGTTTACTAATTATTCGTCTACTTATAAAATTTTACCGCAAAATAGTATTTCTATGGTAGACAAAGATGAGATATATATTGATTGTTCGCCTACCGGCGCCAGTGCGGAAGAAATTGCCACTTATAATGTTCCTATCAATAGTGAATATACACAGGATGCTGGAAAATTGGATTTCATGAAAACCACCATTCAATTATGTTTGGTTTTTCTATTGATTGTAATCACTTATTATTCGGTTCCATTTTTTTATAAAACGATCGTGGTTGATAATATAAAAAAATTAATACATACAGACATTGATAAAAAAAATAGAAACTTGGCTATAGACATTATTTTGGTATTATTATCAGTTGTATTTTTAATACAAATTACATATAATGGGGTTTTAAAAAATGATTTTGACAGTGTATTAAATGGTGTATATTTCTTTGTCATATTTGGTTTATCGGTAGCAATTATTGGATACAATAGAGAGACAAATTATTTCGAAGATGCTTATAGAAATGCGACATTGCCAGATAGTAGTACAAGTGCAAAAATAATGACAATATTTTTAGAAATAGCCATGTTTATAAAAGATTGTTTTATGTTTACGTTTGTTGGTCCAAGAACTGGTAAAACCACTATAAATGGTATGAATATACTTAGTATTAGTGTTTTATATGGAATAACGGCAGTATCATTATTCTTGCTATCGTACATGCAGGTAATTGAAAAAAATGTATTTTACTCATGGTTAAAAACGATGGCTTATCTAATTGTATTTGGTGTATCTATTGTGGCATTAATAAATAAAACTCACGAGCAATCAAAGAATGATGCAATTGCGCCATTGGCGTAGTACTATTCTGTAAAAATAATTTATTAGAATAAATTATTTTCGTCCTCAATTCTTTAAAATAAGGATGCGCCTACTAATTTTTCAGCAGTTGGTTTATAACTACTACTTACATAGACACTGGCATCACTTCTTCCAACTGGAGCCATTTTTTCAACGATTTCTTCTTCTAATGTTGCGGCGTTTGATGGATTCATTTGTTTCATTTCATTATCTTTTGTACCTTGTGTTGGTGTATGTTGGACGGCTTTGATAACTACTGAGTTTGATGTACGTCTTAATAATTCATAAGCCACAAAAATATATAATATGGCTAATATTGGATTCGAATACATAAACAAATATACGGCTACTCCAAACATAATAACTAAACTAATTGGGTTCTCAATTACACCAGATAAAAAGCTTGGTGTATCAATGGGTAATATAATATAAATAATGAAAACGACTAGTAAAGATAATTCAATCGTAGAAAAAGATTTAAATGGATTTGTTACATTCTTTAATGGATTTGGTAAAGATTTTAACGGGTTTGTCAATTGCATTATATAACATACCAATATATAAAATTTAGTAAAGATATAGATAATATTTCTATATTGGAAAAATTGATTATTATGCTAAATAAAAATATAGTAAATAATTTGTCTAAAATGAATTCTAAAAAAAAGCCCGTTTTCTATAAAAAATCTGTTACACCTACCCCTTCAAAAAAAGAAGCTATAATCACATTAACACCTGAATATAAATCTCTCGTTTGCGAACAATCTTATCTCGGTAAAAAGGGGTATACTATTCCCAAATCGGTATTGACCGAAGAAGATGACAAATTCTTACGTGAGGATTTATATGTAAAACCGTTTGTTCCTGGTCCACAATTCGCCGCAAATAAAGATGAATCCGCAGCATTTCATGTATATCGGGAAAGTTCCAATAAAATTTATATTCCGCGATTTTATGGTATATCTCGATACGGTATGCCTCCTAATTCCGAAATAGAACCAGGTGAGGATATCCATGTGGAATTTACCAAACAATTAAGGGATTACCAAGAAAAGATTATTGGGGTATACATGAATCATGTAAAACAACCATTGTGTATAAATTCGCAGCAGGAAGGCAGTGGCGGAATATTGGAGGTTCCATGTGGATATGGCAAGACCATTATGGCTTTAAAAATTATTTCATTACTCAAAAAAAAGACACTTATCATAGTACATAAAGAATTTCTCATGAATCAATGGATAGAACGCATCAGTGAATTTTTACCAACCGCCACGGTCGGTAAAATTCAAGGACCTACATTTGACGTAAAAGGGAACGATATAGTGATTGGTATGGTCCAAACATTATATGATAAAGATTATGGCGCAAATGCGTTTTCCTGTTTTGGATTGACGATTATAGATGAAGTCCACCGTATTGGTAGCGAACAATTTTCCAAAACACTCTTTAAAACGATTACACCCTATATGTTGGGTATATCCGCGACAGTAGACCGTAAAGATAAATTAACCCGGGTTTTGTATATGTTTATTGGTGATAAAATATATAGTGAAAGTCGGGAAAATTCGGACCCCGTATGTGTACGGGCGATACAATATAAAGTCGACGATGCGGTATTTAATGAAACCGAATTGGATTTCAGAGGAAATACCAAATATAGTAGTATGATTGTCAAACTATGTGATTATAACAGGCGTAGTGATTTTATCGTAGGGGTCATTGCGGATTTAATCACCGAAGAAGTGGAAAAACAAATCATGATATTATGCCATAACCGGTCGTTATTAACGTATTTATATGACGCAATCAACCATCGAAAAATTGCGAGTGTCGGATTTTATGTAGGTGGAATGAAACAAACCAATTTACAAGAAACCGAATCAAAACAAATCGTTTTGGCGACCTATGCTATGGCAGCGGAAGCATTAGATATAAAAACCTTATCCACATTAGTGATGGTAACTCCGAAAACCGATATCACCCAATCTGTGGGGCGTATATTGAGAGAAAAACACGAAAAACCGATTATTGTTGATATCATAGATTCACATGATATTTTCCAAAATCAATGGGTGCAACGAAGACGTTATTATAAAAAATGTAATTATAGAATTAGAGAAATAGATAGTAAAACATATACGAATATGTCAATCGATTGGAAGGAGGATAAAACATGGAAACGCGTATTTGAACCAAAGATTGAAAAAACAGCAGCTACGTCATGTAAAACAACGGAAACTACTGGTGATATTGAAGAAGAAGACGAAGATATTGAATCCGAAATGAAAAAAACTGTATTTGGTGGTAAATGCCTTATCAATATAAGTAATTTAACAGAAGAAGACGAATAATTCTTTACCAAAATTTTAATCTTGATATCAAACTCTTTCTCATGGAAGAATTTTTTTTAGATTTTGAGCGCTTGGCTTTCTTTGCTTTTTTTGAAGAAGATTTCTTAGATTGTTTTCTTTTTTTTCCACCGACTTGTTTACTTCCATAGTCGGCCGAATTTCCGCCGGTAGATGCAACTTTGACATCAGGTAATACTTTTGCAGTTTCAATTTCGCTAAATGATAATGCTGGCATTATATATTATATAAATATAATAATATTAGTTAATAATTTGATTTTGCATAATAGGGTCTTGGATTTTGCCTTACATATTGTCCTTTATTTCTATTGATTTGGGTTTTGTTTTCGTAATTATTATGTTGATTGTGGTGATGATTATTATGTTGATTGTTTTGGTAATTATTTTGTGATGGTCCAGTCGTGTTATCATTACATAGTTTGGATATATGAACGACTTTATTCTCATTTGCGACGACACGCATAGGAACCCATTTTTTAAATTTCGTATGAAACATACATTCCATTAATAATACCTTATCTATATCTACATATTTGGCTTCATCTATATTTTGGAAATCTTCTTCATCATCACTTTCTTCAATATAATCAATATTGATATTTTCCTTTATTTTACGAAATAAACTATTCATAAAGACACTGGTTTTATACGTTGGTATATAGGCGACATTATAATAAACCGGGCTATTATTTTTACCATACGCAAATAAATGGTAAATATCATTTTGTAGATCCGCCGTCACTTGAAAAATCGTAGGATATTTATACTGTGGTTTGAAAAAATCCATACGCAGTGGTATGATATCAAAGACATGCGTAGATACTTTTTTAGTGGGTTCTTTCACCGTTTCAGATAAATTTAATTTACGGGTAATCACCGAATTCAAATAAGGTTTTATTATATTAAAACACCGGTATTGTAGGTGATGTGTAGTATAGGGTATAATTTGATTGATTGTATCAGGTAATGAAGTCGCGCATTCAAAATCATTGTTATTATAAATATCCCACATGATTGGTAAAATAAACCCGAACGATTTTTTGGTTTTAAATAGGGGGGTTATTGAAGTCATGAATTCATTGATATAATCCATTTTTTCTTTAAAAATCACATTTTTCAAGTGGATTCCTTTATAAAAGACCACATCTTCAATGACAAAAAAATTGTATTCGCCGGTTTCATTTTCGACAATGGTTCCATAGACTAATGTACCATGCTCTAAATGATTCGTGAATTCCACATCTAAAACAGTACCTTTACTAATTTTCTTTTCGCGGTTTATATCTAATAAAATACATTTGTCTTCTTCGCCAACAAAGGTAAACCAAGCATAGGATTTTTTACCATGGGGTATGGCTAAACAAATATTGTAAGAATTGGAAACTTTCTTATGGGAGACAGTTTCATAGGAAAGTTCAAAATCGGGAAAACGTTTCATTAAATCGTTCATTTGTAATTGTGATAATTCCATTTGATTAGAATGGGCTAATTTATAACAATAGTTATCTTTATATTCTTTAGATAAAATTTATAATATTTAGATAAACTTTATAATATTTAGATTATTTAGATAATATTTAGATTATTTAGATAAAATTTATAATATTTAGATAAACTTTATAATATTTAGATTATTTAGATAAATATTTTATCACTATATAATATAAATGGAGTTATCAAATTCCTCAAATAAAACGCGTAATCATTCGATGTCAACAAATATATCAAATGATGATTATCATGAAATAAAAAACATATTAACAATAAATGGATTTACTTTAAAAGATTTAGATAATCCTGAGGGTTTGGAATCTAATTTAGTAGAAGGAATGAAGTATGTAAAGAAAATGTATACTGAAAAAAGTAAACCAGACATTCAAGAGTGTTTAAAATTATTAAATATCCATTCTCGTTCCAATGACCCTGATATTATTTTAGAAAATACAATTAATTGTTTCATTCGTTTAATTATATTAAGATTAAAACACAAAAATAATAACATGCAAAAAGGAGGAAGTTGGAGTGGTTTTTTTAAAAATATATTAGCCTCATTGGTAATAGTTGCAGCAGTAATAATTGTCCCTCCATTAGTTATGCCATCGTTGTCAATGGGAACGATAGCTTGTACTGGCCCCATATGTTATCCTACTTGGTATTATTATTTTTGGGGTTGGATTTGGACGAGTACTGGTTTGTCTAAGGTGGTAATGTGGAGGGTGTATCAGGGTGTCATGGGTTTGTCCTTTGCCGGTCTTTTAATAACAATGAAAACCAATTTTGATAGTAAGAAGAGCATAAAAAAGGGATTGAAACATTTCCATCATGCTTTATACAATACGGTTAGTAATTTACCTGCACAAGTAATAGATGATAATGAGACGGCGGAGAAAAAAACTGCTGAGGTAAAAAAGGTGTTGCTTGCCGGTGGATTGACTCTTGTAAATGGTGCCATAACATATAAGTCAGGGGGGAAAATTATAGCGCCGATTCCTACAGGGGCCATTGTTGAGGTATATGATCAACATAATAGGAAAAAAATTTTACAACGGGCAGATAATGCAAGAGAAATCTTCACTTATTATGTAGACGATATTGCGAACAAACAGCCTACATTATTAGATTATGAACGTAGAGATATTGCCGATTCCAAAAAAACAAATACTAACGCTGTCACAACAACAAAAGGCAAAAGAAAAAATACGGACGAAGAACAAGTTACTAGATTTTTAATGAATTTAAGCCCTGACGACATACACAAAATGGCAAAGACAGTGAGAAAGTTAGTGACAGCAGGAGGAGCAGTAGTTAGTGATGAGTCAAGTCGATCAAAAAAGTCAAGTCGATCAAAAAAGTCAAGTCGATCAAAAAAGTCAAGTCAATCACAACGTAGTATGTCAAGTGTTGTGTCAAGTGATGAAGAAACCGACGATTCAGATGGTAATGGAGAAGAGGAGTTACAAGACGAGCAGGATGAGGTTAGTGATGTGTCAATTCAATCAAATGATAACAATAATGAAAAGAAAAAAAAGAAAAGAAAGAAAAGTGAAAAGAAAAAGGGAAAAGGAGGAAATACTGTTAAACATCGCAATTCTAATGATACACATAGAAAAACAATGAAACATAAAATGTAAGAAATATTGCAAACAATTTTACAATATATACATTTCTATATAATTATAATTATATAGAAATCTTATTCATAAACTCTTACTATATTTTTGACACTGATAATGTATTGACATAATTTAATAATTCATTTTCCATATTACGGCTTTCTTCTTCGGAAACAAATTCTATGGGCGCCGGTTGAGAACTTTGATTTTGTATCATTTGGCGATATTTGGCGATTTGACTATTTACTAAATACTTTGTTTTCTTTGTAGAATAATTATCTTTTATAAAATTCCATAAATTCTGAGCGACAAATATAATGAGTACCGAAATTATAATTGTAAATATGAAATGTAAAAAACTATTCGAGAACATTGAAATTAAATATATAAATATATCTTGTTATGTAGATATTCTTTTCATTTTTTGAACGGCTTAACTATTTATCTACTATTTCATGAAGTTTTACAATATAGATTTTGTAATTTGGTATCATATCAAATTACAAATATTTTCATTTTTTTGCGCGTTTGGATTTTTTTGATTTTGATTTTTTATTCTTTTTCGATTTATTTGCTCGGTTGTATTTTCGTCTGTTTCCTCCTTTCACAGGTTCAGTTGATATTGTTTGGTCTTCTTTTGCTGGTGGTGGCACTTGTTCGGGCATTGTTGCTTTGACGACAGGTTTTGATGGAGTTTCAGTTATTACTGGTGCTTCGACGACTTTGGGTGCCGGTTTAGGAGCACAATACTCTCCAGAAAAAATTGACTTTTTTACAATTAGGTCTTCGCCACATCTTTTGTCATTTGTGTTTACGGCACTATTGTTTATATTTGATACACTTGTCATAAATGATGAACCCATTTTTTTTATACTACCAAGTGCACTTTTGCTTTCGCATATTTCTTTTGCTTTTTCTGGTCCTACATAGAACTCAATAAACTTTTCTTTAGATCCATCTGGTATATGTTCTTTTGATTCCATTTCATTCAATATTCTACATATAAAAGTTTGAAATTTTTCTGTATTAATAATTTCCTTTAGTTCAGCAAATAAAGGAAGACTCGTTTTGGCGGCTTCGTCGATATTTGATAAATTAGGGGTTTCAAGTAATTTTCCAATTTTGTCAATAACGAAAACTTTAGGTAATATTTCAATAAAAATATCAATATCATTACACTCAAGTGCATTAATACAATCTGTAAATAATTCAGTCATTGTTGCTTCTGTTCCTAATAGTTTTTTTAATGGTTCATCGTATTCAGTTGGAATATTTATATTCTTAATTAGCTCTGGAATACCTGTTTTTAGAAGCGTCAATCCACCATATTTACATGTTGGTCTGACCGCATTAATACTACTTATCGCCACATCTAATGGGCCATCACCTCCGTTCATGCGTCGTCTTGTATTCAAATTATTTTTTCTAACTTTTATTGTTTGTACCATTATATAATATTTACACATTTTAATATTTGCAATAAATTATTTACCTAAAATACTTAAACATAAAGTCCTATATTTATTCATCTAAACATGTCGGTAAATATTTTAATTATAGAAAAAACAGGTAGAATCAAGGAATTAGAAGTTAAAAAATTTGACGAACAAGAATTATATAAAAAAGCGGGTTTCAAATCCGCCGATGGTTTTGATTTACATACGGAATGGGGCGCGGAGATACATGGTAAACAATATACAGTTTCTCTTTATGGTAAAACCAATGGTCGTGCCGGTCAAGAAAATAAGTATGAATTACCCCCTCCCATGGATAATACCTTATTTTTTGGTGCATGTGTATTAGTGAACCGCATAGATGGTAAAGTGGAAAGTATTAGTAAATCCGAATGGAACACCGTATATGAATTTTTATATGGTGGTTTTGAAGATATTGGAGATGAAGATAGTGATGTATCCACCGATGACGAGGAAGATGATGTAGACAGAACAAAAGAAGGTTATGTAAAAGATGGGTTTATTGTAGACGATGAAGAGTATAGTAATGAAGACGATAGTGAGGAAGAAGTCGCGAAAAAACCAAAAGCCAAAGCGACCAAAGTAACAAAATCAGCAAAACCTGAAAAGCCCGCGGCAAAAACGACTGAACCAAAAAAGAAAGGCAAGGCGAAGACCGTATTTGAAAATATTTTGAGAGAAGTTGAAAATGATAGTTATTTAGATTGTAGTGAAGAATTATGTGAGGAAAAATATATTTAGAATATATATAATGCCAAAATCTAACACCAAAAAACATATTGGAACTATCATTGATCCTGAACTTGAAAATGAATTAGACAATGAAACTCTTGATACCCAATTTAATATGTTAAAACAATTAAATCAACGAACCCCAACTATAAAATCATTAGCACAATTTAATTATTTAAAGGAATTAATAAGACAACGCAATGAAACATGGAAAGGTGTTAAATCTCCAAAGACTCAAAAAAAAAGAATCAGATTTGGAGAAAATAAAACAAAAGAATTTTATAAAGCTCTTCCTGCTGATATTGCTGCTAAACCACAAAAATTAAAAAGAAGTCAAACATATGGTGGAAAACGCAATACACGCAAAAATAGAACCCGGAAACACCGAAAATAAAAATGTATTGTCAATATTCAATACATTTTTACAAATATCTTATTATCCACCAAATTATAAACCACTCAAATGATTTAATACATATGGATTGCCTTTTAATGCATTCAATGCCTCTCCATTATTTCGATCCATTTGTATATTTTGATATAAATTATTTTGTCCTTGTAATTGCCCCATATTCGCAACATCCATGGTTTGATATGGCATGGTTCCTGCTACCGCGCGATTATTTTTTAAGAAATCGTCGCGATTTACTTGGCGCATATTAATATCACTATTCATTAATTTCATATTTCCGGGTACCAAACGTCCATCTATGGTTGAACTTTTTACATCATTATTGCGTTGATTATATTCGGCTTCATATGATTTCATTTGTCTGGTTCCAGCTCCTGCTCCTGCATTACCTGAATAATAAAAATCGCCGGTGGTTTGTCTATTGTTATCGATTGGTTGATGTGCGGCAACTTCATATGCACCACCCCGTTGGTTACGATCAACATTCATATGAAATTTCGATTTTTCAGTAGTTTCACGAATGGTTGGAGCGGGTCTATCTGCTGGATTGAAAATATATGATTCGGGTACTTTGGTTCCTGGATTTTGATATGGTCTTAATGTGCCAATGACATTTGATTTGCGCGATGGTCTCAATACATCTAATAATGGTGCGACTGCTGCTCCCAAACTACCACTCACCAAACCAAAATAACTTTCTTGATGATTTGCGGTACGATTGTTTGGATAGGCTAATTTAGATTTAATACCATAATCCGCATCATTTGCATAATTACGACCATTTGCATTGGCTACTGCCATAGGCACTTCACCTAATTGTTGACTATGTGATGGCATATATTCACCTGGCAAATATTCAGCTGAATTATTATATCCAGCACCACCAATATAATCCGTGGTAGATGTTTGACGGGCAGTTTCTCTATCAATTTCAATAGAACGTAATGTATTTCCCTTTTCGGCACCTACTGTGGTAAATAAACGATCTTGTCCCCATTCCCATGCACGTTCTGGACGGTACTTTTGTTGTAACCCAATATTGTCGGCATTACTAATTTGTGGGGTTTTACTCATGGCTGGACCTTCGTGGCCGATTAACATAAGTCCGGTTGGTTTAGGGTTGTTGTCTACTCTTAATTCGTCTGCTGTCTTTGGCATCCAGGTTTCGCGATGCATCATGCCCGAATTATAACCATCCGCACCTTGAGTTGTATAACCCAACCCTAATCCAGGGGCTACTTTTTCATCGGCAAAAGGTTTTACATTTGCCATACGCATACTAGGGTTTACACGTGATTGGTAAAAATCAGTCATATTTGGAGCACCGTGAGACCATTGTTGATTTTCAGAAGGAGCAAACAATGGTGCCACTTCTTTTTTGGTAATGATTTGTGAACCAGCACCAACATAATTATCTAATACACTTTCGTTCGTATTTTCATTCACATGACGACTACGAATATGACTTCCAAAAAAAGGAACCATATTATTGTGTTGAAAATAACTACCGTCTACCTTATCCCCGGTTAAAGAATAATAACTAGCACCTTTATTTTCTGATTTATATGAATCTACTATAATATTATTTACCGAGTTAGCGTTGAAATATTTGTCTGTATATACACCAGTTCCGCTGTCAAATTTATTTACAGTAGATAATTTAGATGTTAAGTCGGTTTCTCTTGATGTAACTGGGTATTCTTCCGGATAATTACGATTCGGAAAATCCGTATTAGGTAATTCATTTGATTTATTTGTAAAGTTCTCGCTTTTTTTATTTTGATTTGTTACAACATATAATAATCCAAGAGCAATTCCCGGAATAGCTAATTCCATTCTATTATATAATTATAATACATTTATATAATATTTTATCAATACGAATTATTAAATTCCTCTAAATAATTTATCGAATGCGATTTTCATAGAGTGTTCCGATACAATCATTTTTTCCGTTTCCTACACACATTGACCGACCAGTCAAATAATATTCTTGATTTTCGGTACCCTCTACGACTGGAAGCGATGGTTGATAGTAATCTTTTTCTAAAATGCGCGTTTGGATATTATGATTAAACTCTTTTTCAATACCATTTAATGGATTTAGCAATGGGGTTTCCCATCTTGGTTGTTCTAAATCTCTATACAACCATGCGGGATGACTTGCCCTACTTTCTTGTACGAATGGTTCGGTGTTTCTATAAGATGGTTGGTTAGTAGCAACCGCATGTGTTTTATAATCATTTATATCTACTAAATCTCTATTTAAAGGGCGTGTTAATCCTAATAAATCACTCTCTAAATTTACCGTATTTGTTCTAAAATTTGCACCCCAACCCTGCATACGAATGTGTGGATCTTCTACAAATGGTAAATCCATGCCTTGTCCGGGGGTCATTAATCTGTATTTGCCGGTGAACGAACTATCTTCTACTTGTTTTGCGATTCTTACTGGGTCATCGTGAAATCTGGTAAATGACATTTTATTTTTATATCTAAGTTATTATATATATGGAAAAAAGAATTTTACAAAAATAATTTAAATAATAGAGAACATTAAATTATAATAGGTTCTCAAATATGCCTAAAATATGTCTAAATATGATTGTGAAAAATGAAAGTAAAATTATAGTGCGTCTATTGACCTCTCTATTACCGCTTATAGATAGTTATTGTATTTGTGATACCGGAAGTACCGATAATACGATTCAACTTATCAATGATTTTTTTAGAAATCGCGATATCAGTGGAAAAATCGTAGTAGAACCGTTCAAAGATTTTGGATATAATCGTACGTTTGCCCTACAACAATGTATTGGAATGCCCGATGCGGATTATTTATTATTGTTGGATGCGGACATGATATTGGAAATACCCGAGGATTTTTCACCCGCCCAATTTAAAGAGAACCTGAAATATGAAGTCTACCATTTGTTTCAAGGTTCTCGTTCTTTTTTTTATAAAAACGTTAGATTAATTAAAAATATACCCGGAATGTCATATTGGGGGGTGACACATGAATATTTAAAACCACCGGAAAATGCGGTTTATTTTACTGTTCCTATGAATCAATTGTTTATCAATGATGTAGGCGATGGTGGTTCTAAAACCGAAAAATTTATTCGCGATATTCGTTTATTAAAAAAAGGATTGGAAGAGAACCCGAACAATGATAGATATACCTTTTATTTGGGAAATAGTTACAAAGATGCCGGACAATACGAAGACGCCATAGAAACATATAAAAAACGCATTAAAATTGGCGGCTGGCAAGAAGAAGTATGGCATTCTTATTATTCCATTGGTAAATGTTATAAAGAATTAGGAAATATGAAAAGAGCCATACAATCTTGGTTAGATGGTTATACCTATTATCCACATAGAATTGAGAACCTATACGAAATCATCAATTATTATCGAATTATCGGACATAATACATTGGCATATACTTATTTTTGTTTGGCGCATTATGAACGCGAACGAAAACGCGATTATGATAATTTGTTTTTACAAAAGGATATTTATGATTATAAATTGGATTATGAATTATCTATTATTGGTTTTTATTGTAATTGGGAGAACTTTGATATGAAAAAAGTATGTATGCGTTTATTAGAGAACCCACGAGCCGATGAATATATTACAAAAAATGTCATGACAAATTATAAATATTATACACCTTCTATCAATCAACATAAAACCCCCATTACAGCAGTGGAAAAAATATTCAAAACCGTAGGGAATTTATGTGCGATTGATAAAGAGAACTTTGTATCCAGTACTCCGTCTATTTGTTGGAATGGTAATACTTGTCAGTTGATTTTGAATACCCGATTTGTGAATTATAAAATTAATGAAAGAGGGGAATATATCAATCAAGAAAAAATACAAACAATCAATGTCATTTCTTTGGTGCGAATTATGGGTGCGGAATGGGAAATCACGGAAGAATATAATTTATCTTATAACGAACAATATGATGATGTGTATGTAGGATTAGAAGATGTGAGATTGTTCTCTTATAATGATGGGATTTATTATACAGCAAATAGAGGATTACCCAATGGAAATATGGTGATAGAACATGGCATAATAGATATATATGCGAAAAAAACCGTAAACCCACGTCTTATGAAAATAGAGAACCAACAGAAAATAGAAAAAAATTGGGTTTTATTTACGTCCAAAGATGATTCTTTAAAAATGATTTATCATTGGTTTCCTTTAACCATTGGGGATGTGAAACCGAATAACAATGGAGTAACTTCGGAATTAGTGATTACAGATGCAATAGAAACCCCTGCATTTTTTAAACATTTACGTGGTTCAACCCATGGAATTATCATTGGTGATGAAATATGGTTTATATGCCATTTGGTGAGTTACGATGAACGCCGTTATTATTATCATTGTTTTGTAGTATTAGATAGTGAAACCTTTCAAATAAAAAAATATTCTTCCTTATTTACCTTTGAAAAAAAACCAGTGGAATATACATTAGGTATGGTTTATATTTCAGAATTTAAAGAATTAGTGATTGGCTATAGTTTGCTGGATAAAGAAACCAAATATATGAAGATTTCTATGAAACATGTTGAAGAATTGTTCTAATGGTCGTTATATATAACAGTCAATGATACTTAATACATCATTTGGTAAAATATCAAATGATATGTCGTCTATTTGCAAAATATCGTTTAATGTTTGTATTTTTGTAATCCATTGAATCGGTATACTAACTAATGTATTGGGTGATTTTTCGCTTTCGCTGGTATTTATAATCAATGTTTTACCGACAATATTTATAAAATTTGCGCGGAAAGAGATTTCGGTTTCATGATAGGGGGCTTTTTCGTGGAATAAATATCGTTGTCCTTTTCGTAAATGCGTATACATTTTTGGTGGTTGTTTGTTATTATTATATAACTGGATATTTTAGTAATTCAATTTTATTTAGAATAATTATATTTAGAATATTATATTTAGAATATTATATATAATGAGTGGTTTTTTACAACAACTATATAAAATGAGTGGTTTGTCACAAAGAGATATTGATAGATTAGAACATTTATTACAAAAACGTCAAGATATATACAATGAAACGAATGATTATGATGAGACATTAAAAGTTAAAATAAATTTTGAAGGGGCAGATTTAAGAGGAGCTATTTTAAGACAAGCTAATTTAACAAATGCTAAATTAATAAAAACTAGTTTATGGGAAGCTAATTTAAGAGAAGCTATTTTAAGAGAAGCTATATTAATAGACACTAATTTAAGAGAAGCTGATTTATCAGGTGCTGATTTTACAGGTGCTAAATTAATAAAAACTGGTTTATGGGGAGCTAATTTAACAGGTGCTACATTAGAAGGTGCTATAATAATAAACACTTATTTAAGTGAAGCTATTTTAAGACAAGCTAATTTAAGAGGTTCTAAATTATTTAAAAGTTTTTTATCAGGTGCTGATTTATCAGGTGCTGATTTTACAGGTGCTAAATTAATAAAAACTAGTTTATGGGGAGCTAATTTAACAGGTGCTACATTAGAAGGTGCTATGATAATAAACAGTTGGTTAAGAGAAGCTATTTTAAGAGAAGCTAATTTAACAGGTGCTAATTTGACAGGTACTGATTTGACAGAAGCTAAATTAGAAGGTGCTAAATTAGAAGGTGCTAATTTGACAGGTGCTGATTTGACAGATGCTATTTTAACAGGTGCTGATTTGACAGGTGCTGATTTGACAGGTGCTTATTTGACAGGTGCTGATTTGACAGGTGTAATAGGTGCTAATTTAACAGGTGCTATTTACAGGGATGACCAAATGCAACAAGGCGTAGCATTAGAAATCCATAATGCATTTGATAATTTTGAAACAAAAAAAGCGGATTACCTTGCTGTTATTACACAACCGGACAAACCAGAAATTTATAATGAAGAAAGTATTTATGATTATACAAACAATATATTTAAACAGAATATCAGCGCATTATTTCCATCAGAAAAAAAACAAAAACTAAGAGATTTTGATAAGGTATTTAATAAAATGAATGGGCGTATTCCTAGAGAAAAGATAGAATTAGTTGGTAAAAGTATTGATTATGCTTTTTCACAGGATGATAATTTTAAAAAAGAGTATATTATTTCCTTTTTAGATGATACTTGTAATGCTTACACTGGTTATCGTGATAATACCAGTTGTGTAAAAGGTATCATTGAAAGATTTGTATTAACAATCGGGACGGTAGTTGAAATTTTATGTAGAGAAGGTTGTGAAAATAAAACTTACCAAAAATTATATAAGTTAATGAAAGGTAAAATGCACCATCACGATGCTACAAAAGAATGGTTTGAAAAGGCTCCTGAAGATGAAACTATTAAAAAAATGAATGTGGAAGAAAGAAAAGCAAATTTTATAGAATTTATGAAAAAAAATACAGCATTATCCGAGGATGAAGCTAAAAAATTAGCACATGAAATAAAGTTTGGATTTGAAGAATTACAATTCGGTGGAAATGTATTAAGACAAAGAAGAAAGACAAGAAAGTCTAAGAAATCAAAGAAATCAAAGAAATCAAAGAAATTAAGAAAATCAAGCAAAAAATAAATAATTATTTTGTGTAATATGAATTAATTGACATCATTTATTTCCGCATTTTTACAAGCATTACCAAATGTTCTTCTATGCCATTTAGTAATCCCATGACTGTGTATACCTTCCAAATGCTTTTTTGTTCCGTACCCTACATTAGTATCTAACGCATATCGTTCAATTAATTCGGGATGAGCGAGACACATTTCATTTATATATTCATCCCGGGCAACTTTGGCTAAAATACTTGCCGCAGCAATTCCCATATATTTTGCGTCGCCCTGTTCTACTGTAACCGCTGGCATTTCACATATACTTTCTGTTTTATCATCAAACCACCTATATGGATTGAAATAATTACCATCTACCAAAGCCAGAAATTCGTCTTGATAATCCGCTTCTAATGCGATGTCTTTACCAGACAAGCCTTTTTCTTTTAATTTTAGTAAAACATTACGAATACATTCGTGCATGCCGCGCATAACGGCTTGTAAAATATTTATTTTATCTATTACATCGGATTCAACATGTTCGATATGCCATACAAGGGCATTTTGTTTGATATATTCCGATACTTCTTTTATTTTCTTTTTAGAAGAGAATTTTTTACTATCTTTTATATCCGTTCCAATGAAGGTACCATCGCGTGGTAAAATAACACAAGCAATATAGGCTCTTCCGAAGAGACAACCCCGACCGACTTCATCCAAACATAATTCAAATTTATTCGTATTATCATAAAACAATTCCAATAATGGTGGTGGGTTACGAGATTTAGACATTTTATAGAAATATACGAATGATAATAAAAAATGAATTTAAATCAATTTTTTATTATTCTGGTATATATTTTCCTGGTATATTTTATACTTTTTTAAATAAATGGCTATAAAATTATCACCACTAATGTTATTTTTATTGTTATTGATAGTTTTAGTAATATCTATTACATTTGGTAATATGTTTAATTTGGAAGGGTTTATTTCATTTGGATACTCAAATAATTCAATGGATGATATGCAAATACCACAATATTCGTCTGCATATGTAAATAAACTATATGATAATGTATTTTACGATCCAAAAAATGGTAACTTAATTGAAGTTGATGGGATTACTTATGGAAATGCCGTAACTGGAAATACAGTTTCCACCTTATATGTTACTCCAAGAACAAATCCGAATCAAACGTTTCAATATAATGTGTCAGATGTTACTACCAGTACAGTAGATTTAAGTACAACATCCAACACTGCAAGTTCATTTAGCTCGTTTATGTATCCAACCCAAGGTGCAAATACAGATAAATACTCAGTATTTTATATTCCATTTGGAACAGATACATTAGTTCATATCATCGACAATACTACCAAGATAAATGTTGGTACATTTGGATATGTAAATGGCTCAATGTCGCAAAATCCTATTACATCTACCATAAGTTTAGGTACTTATTCAAGCGATACTGATTCAAATAATGACAAAATGATACAAGAAACTTATTACGATTCGTCGAATAAAGTGTATCAAATAAGCAAATATGTACGTTATGATATATCGAATGCCCGATTAGTAGTAAAAAATAGCGCTACTTCAAATGATTTAACTATATACGATAGATATGGTACATCTACAAACGTAACCACTTCGGGATATAGTGGTTCTCAAACAGGTGTAAGTAGTGTATCATTACATTCTTGGGTTGCAACTGATAGTTTAGCAAATCAACTGATATTATATATCAGTTTTGGTAAAAAAAAAAAAAAAAAAACGGTGGTTGCTTTAATCAAATATACGACTCAATTTGAATTAGTAAATATTCGTAGATTTGATAGTACAGGTGTATATAATGGCAACGGTACAATAATATCAACCACTGCATTATTAGCCGGAAGTACTTTATCAAATTCTTCAGATAGTAGCAGCAGTACCAGTACAGGTACCAGTACAAGTACAATTACAGGTACCAGTAGTAGTCTTATTACCACTACTAGAACTGGCAACGATTTATCCGGAAATGATTTAACTGATTTTTTCAAATTATATTCTCTTTGGAAATCAAATCCAAACAATGAATATTCACAAGATTATGTATTAAAATCATCTATTGTTCCTCCTGTATGTCCTTCATGTCCTTCCTGCCCTTCTTCTTGTAATCAAAGTGGTGTATGTACGAATTGCGGAGGGCAAGGTGGATCTGGTACATTATCGTCAAATGGTGATACAACATTAAAAATTGACACAAGAACAAATATACCAGGAGCAGTAGCATCATTAGGTGGTACAGTAGGAGATGTAGCGAACAAAGCATTAGATACAACCGGTGAAGTAGTTGGTGAAGCAGGAAATTTGGCAAAAGGAGCCGTAACTGGAACCGTCGGATTAGCAAAAGATGCGGTAACTGGAACAGTCGGATTAGCAAAAGATGTGGTAACTGGAACCGTCGGAATATTAAAAGATGCAGGAAGTGGGGTAAAAGATGTATTAACATCGCGTCCAACACAAATCAATTCCGGAGCATCAACAACATCAACTGGAACTGCAACCGCTGATAATCAAACCCAACCATATGGCGGAAAAGCCTACGGCAGTAGTTCATATGGAGGTAGTGGAGCAACAAATTATAATTATTATGGTGCCATTCCAGAAAAACGTAGTAATTTCATACCAATTACATCTGATTTCAGTGCTTTTGGTAAATAAATAAATGTATTATACATATAATATATTTATTGCGTTAAAACATATAAAATTTAAAACCCACATATAGTAAATGAGACAAATTCCTAATATAAATGCCATATTTGATAGAGAAAAAATAGCCAATGAAATAAAATCATTATTGTTGACTTTTGATGAAAATTGTAAAAACGTGAAATTCAAAAAGGGATTTTATATCTATGGTTCTCCTGGTTGCGGCAAAACCGAATTTGTCATGAATTTATTAAAAGAATTAAATTACGATATTATCAAATATGATGCAGGCGATGTTCGTAATAAAACATTGATAGATACAATTACCAGTAATAATATTTCCAACCGTAATGTTCTCCAAATGATGACAAAACAAGTGAAAAAAATAGCCATTGTCATGGACGAAATCGACGGTATGAATAATGGAGACAAAGGCGGAATAACCGCGCTCATTAAATTGATAAGACAAAAAAAGACCAAGAAACAAAAATTAGAAAGTATGACGATGAATCCAATCATTTGTATTGGTAATTATTATATAGATAAGAAAATGAAAGAATTGATGAAAGTATGTAATGTATTTGAATTAAATACGCCCACGAAAACACAAATTAATAAATTAATCTTATATATGATGCCGAATATAAAAACCAAAAATATAAAATGCAAAGAGAACATTGTGAAATATATACAAGGTGATTTACGAAAAATGACATTTATAAATGACATTTATAATAAAAACCCTGATTTATTGAATAATGAAATCATTGATAGTATTTTCCAAATAAAAACCTATAATGAAGATTCTAAAAAAATCACAAAAACATTGATTGAAACACCTTTGAAATTGGAAGAACATAATACTTTTATGAATGAAACGGACCGCACTATAGTCGCCCTATTATGGCACGAGAACATTGTAGACGTTTTATCTACGAAATCGCCGTCGCAATCTTATCCATTTTATTTGAAAATATTAGACAATATATGTTACGCGGATTATATAGATAGAATTACTTTCCAAAGTCAAATATGGCAATTTAATGAAATGAGTTCTTTGATGAAGACCTTTTATAATAATAAAATTTATCATGATTATTTCAAAGATAAAAATAAAACGGTTGATATCCGGTTCACCAAGGTTCTCACCAAATACTCTACCGAGTATAATAATATTTTGTTTATTTATAATTTATCACAAAAATTAGATATGGATAAAAAAGATTTGATATCCTTTTTCCAAGAAATGAGATTGTATTATGGCGAAGATTTTATAAATCACATAGATAAAATGAGTGAATTATTAAAATTTTTTGAAAATTATGCGATTTCAAAATTAGATATCAAACGCGTATATAGATATTTAGATAAAAATGTAAAAAAAGAACTCCAACTTATCACAGAAGAGGATGACGATTTAGAAGATTATGATGAGGATTGTTGATTCAGTAAAATCTAATGGTTTTACTGAATGAGAAATATATTTTGTTATTATTTTAATCCGCTTCTACCATGATTAATGGGATAGTTTTTGACATTTCAGTACTTGATAAAATTTTAGTAGCAATTACGTCTTCACCATTATTTGGGTTTAATTCGGTTTTGGATGCGGGTGTAACACTTTTCAGATTTTTTAATTCTTTATTTTTATCAATAATTTGCATTTGTAATTGTATAATCATTTTTTCTAATTCCGCTATGCGATTCAAGTGATTTTGTTTTTCATTTGTTAATTCACCAATATATTTTTGTTGTTGTTGCATTATATTTACTGCGTCTTGTGTCGTTAATACAACTGGTTTTTCGCCTGGTTTTTCTAATATAATTTGGGTTGCTGCTTCGTTTTGTGCTTTTCTCAACATTTCCGCTCGTTCAGCTTCTATTTTTTTTATTTGTTCTAATACATCAGGTTTCATCTTCGGAGAACCAGGTTCATAGGCTTCTAATAGTTTATCTATTTTATTCATAAAAAAATCTTTGATTGAGTGTTCATTTTTATTCTTAATAAAATCATTGACGGTTTTAGTTGAATCTTTCAAAAAATCTGGATGTGGATTATCTAACATTTTTCGTTTATCAAATGTATTATGTTCATGTGAAAAAACTAAAATACTTTTCATAGGATCTAATTGTACGAATGGAATAGTATAATCTTTCAAAAAAGCGCGTTCTTCAGCTAATGCAGCATGGTCTTCGTATTTGGTTTGGTCTAATAATTCACGTCGGAAAGCAAATGTTCCAGCCGTAGCATGATTTGGTCCATATGGACCACATTGTACCATACGGTTCAATGTTTTGAAATAAATATAAATTTCACTGGAACCCGCACATAATGCTTGTTTATTGCTTTCTAATTTTTCTACGGCATGGGATACTCTATCTGGTGGATAGTAATCATCATCATCCATATAGACAATAATAGAACCTTTTGTATGTTTATGCATTAAATTTCGTTTAGCACCCAATGTCATCTTTGTATCTACTGCAAAATATTTAATTTGGGGGATATTCGCTTTGGCAATTAAATCATTTATTTTATCGGTTCCATCGTCTACGATAATCCATTCCATTCTATCTTTTGGATAATCCTGATTGCGAAAACATTGAAACATATTTTCAATAAACGGACGACGATTGAATGTTGGAGTACATATACTTACAAATGGACGATGCTTTTTATTTTTTCCCATTATTATATTCTAAACATTTATTTTTATGTCATTATTACGAAAAATAATTATTTATTCTTATCATCGCCATTATTTTTAGTGGGTGCGAATGGAAGGTTTACACTCATTGCGCCCGATGGCATATTTGTATTTTGTTGCATATTTTGGCTCATTGCGCCTTGGGCCATTTGTCCTATTTGTTCTGGGTTTATACCAAATTTCTTCGCAATTTTGATTACAGCGTCTGTAATTGAATCAACAACATCAAAAAATGAATCGGCTTTTTCTGGTTTTTCTGGTATTTCTTCAGTGGGATTTATCACTTCTTCGGTTTTACTAAAGAATATTCCAATAATGCTTACTAACATCATAAAAATTAAAATAACAGATAAAATAATCAAATGCAATTTTAATTTATAATTTTTAATATTTTTTAAATAATCACCAATCGCTATTAACATGATAATTATATATGAAATAAAAATAGCATATTTATAAATAAAATCAATGACTTTATTGTAAGAGGATTTTATTTTATATATAAATTTACCTTCGTCTGATTTTTCTTTATTTGCGTCTGGATCATTATTATCTTTGATAAAATCATTAATTCTAAAAAATGTACCAAAATATTTTAATATTCCAGTATTAAATAATATTCCAAAAAAAGAATTGAATAAAATGTAAAACATACATGCAACTCCTCCTAATGGAACCGAAATTAACATAATTATAATAAATCGCATAAACGCCATAATAACACCGGAGAATGGCGAGATAACAAATTCTACAAATGTTTGTGCTGTATAACCAGCAGTTTTAGGTAAATATCCAAGATTATAATTTCCAAAAAAATATATTAATAACAAGAAAAAGTACATAAAACCGACCGTGACATCTTTTGTATTTCCAGAGAGGACATTGATTAAAAATTTCTGTAATGCAGTATTGAAATAATAAAAAAACATTATTAACATAAAAAAAATGAAAACAAAACAACCTTTAAAATTAAATATTTGTTTTATAAATCTAGGTATAATATTCATCATTATACTTTGTAAATATTCAACAAATGCTAATGCAAAAATAAAGAAAATATTTATAAAAGCATAAAATATGGTTAAAAAATCACCTCTGTTATTTATTTCATTTTGAATTAAATAGGATGATAATTTTGGAACTTTGATTCGTCTACCTTTTAATGATTTTATTATTTCTTTTATGGCTCCATTCTTTTCATCATCGGTTGATTCTTTCTTTGTTTCATCATCCTCATCATCTTCTTCTTTTATACTACAATCCATATCTTTACAATCTGATTCAGTATAATAATAAAACATTATGTAAAACCAATTATAAGTTGCAAAAAAAGCAACTAATATGCTTTCAAATAATCCAATATATTTTTGTATTATTACTACATCTTTTGTAGTAAAAGAATTATTTTTTTCAGTTTTTCTTGTATTTGAACCTTTCCGTAAGAGTTCTCCAAAATCATCTTCTCCTTTTCCTGAGCGTGATAATGTTTTTGCTATAACGAGAGCAATTTTATAATTAAATTTATTAATTACTCCAAATACATTATTTATGCTTCTAATTAAAGCTACTCTTGGATCATCTTTGTTTCCTTTATCTGGTCTATCTACACCATCATAATCTTTATCAGGTAGACCTAAAAAATTTGGATCAAGATCGTTGTTTTTTTTTGATTTTGTCAAATTTCCATAACCTACTGTATCCGCACTGGTGTAGTCTTCATTATACCCTTCTGTTTTAGAACTTGTACCCTTATTTTTTTTAGTTGCTTCTGAAATTTTATTTTTTTTATTTTTAAATCCTTCAATATTTTCCTCTGTATTATCATATATGTTCTCTAATAATTCTATATTTTTGTAATTCTCTTTTCTTTTTTTCTTACTATTTTTTAATTTGTATTGCATATTCATGATTTGGAAATTATCATCATATTTATGTGGGCTTTCACTAAATATTGTTTTGTTCCAAATAGTTTTTTCATTTTCCATAATATATTATAAAATCTATATTATAATATAGTATATAAAATTCATAATAAAACTTATAAATATTTATCTGGCATATAACATCCCACAATTGCCACCTATAAAAGATAATACATTATATCGTTCTTCAAATACGGTCATATTATAATTATATTGATATAATCTCCAATTTGATTTACGAACACCAATCGCATTTCCACTACTATCACATAAAATATCAAATTTCGACGATTCTGTATCAATCGGTGGCACATAAGTAGACAATTCTAATTGTATCAATTTAAATTTACTCATATTGATTGCTCCGGTCGGTTGATATTCAAATGGACTGGTATTTAAACAAAAATTATAACAATATAACCCGTCTTTTGCTGATCCCTGAGTTCTCGTGTATTTTTCTACATAATTAAATACCCCACTGGTTAATAAATTTTCACGATATTCCCCATTAAATAAAATGCCCATTGTATTTAATATTTCGCGCTGATTATCAACTAAATAATCTCCTGAAACATAAATACCTGTTTTTACTTTGTCCACTGGATCGGTGCCTGGACCAACATCAATATCATATTCTTGATTATTTACTATGTATGTTAAATTCGTAAATCCTGGATAAATTTCAGCCGGATTAGTACTAATTGCTTCTTGCAACCCACCCGGTATAGTATTATACGGCCAGTTTGTATAATTGCTCCATTCATTACGTAAGTTAACATCATTACGCTGTAAATAAAACATCCAATTTGCAACCATACCACTGGAAGTCAATTTCAATTTATTTGTACCAGTAATGTTTTCAAAATTATATTGAAAAACATCTTTTACTAAATACACCTGGTCGTTCGCAGCAAACACTTGGGCTTCTTCTTTGGATAAAAAACAATAGGTTGATAATAAATGTATATCTGCATTCCAAGTTGATATTTTATTCGTATATGCATCTGATGTAATAACAACTGCCGGAGGATTTTGTAAAAAACGATACATTTGAAAATGTGATTGATTAAAATCAGGCTGTACGTAAGGTCTGGAATATTGTAAATCAAAGACATCTCTCACTTGGAACAATTCTTGTATCGGTCTCAATGTCACATTTATATACAATTCATTATATTGTAAAGCAATCAATGGAAAAGCACAACGACTATCTAAGGTAAACCATGTATTAATTGGAATAAATAGTTGTCTTCCCCGAATGGAGGGCTCTGAACCAGAATTTGAAATAGTATATAACGCATTCGGATATGTATTTACTCTTCCATTTGCATTTCCAGGGTCATTTAATTCAACAACATTACCAGTCATTTCATTGTATAATTTCTTTTTTTCTGCTGAAAAATCACGGTCTACCATTGCACTTAAGTATTCTCCTGAATATTTTTGTAAAACAAGAGAACCACATGTAATAGAAATTTCTTTTATAATATTACTACCTAAATCGCGTATCCACTGAAAGTCATAAGGACTCCAACGACCACCGGTATCAGAACATGGATGATATATTGGACTCCATATATCAGGCAATGTAAGAACCAAATAGGTATCCATTAGCAATTCTGCATATCGCGGCATTTTAAATGTATATGTGGATGGTTCAGTTAATCGTAAATCTCTTAAACCGTCATAATCTATCCGAAACTTTTGTAATCCAAAATTACTATATTTAGAATAAGTTACTTTGAAAAATGTTTTCGTAGGATTGCCTGTTAAAATACCATTATTATTTCCAACCGAAATTATATTTAGTAAACCTCCTGCCATAATATTTTATATGTATATGTTAATATATTATTATCATTATATATTTTATTATGGAAATTTATAAAAAAATAATTTTATTGATCGCTTTTTTAATTTTTATTTATATTGTATTTGATTTATACCAACGCAAACAAAGATTCGCACTTTATTCATTCGATATAAAAGAAAATTTTGATATTCCAAATCCATCACAAAGCAGTGAAGATATAGAATTGAATAGTATGATATTTAAAGATCAACCAAAAATAACATCCGTTAGTGAGCAAGATAAAAATATGCCATTATCGCAATATGTAATAAAAGCATCATATAATTCGGCATGTACGGGGGAATATGTGAATGCCAAAGCAGTAGAATATGTTATAACACGCGGATGTAGATTTGTAGATTTTGAAGTATTTGATATTAGTAATGTTCCAAGTGTCGCTTTTTCAAAAGATCCTACATTCAAATCGATTGATTCTAAAAATAAAATTTCATTAGATAATGCGTTAACAACCGTAGTTACAACCGCTTTTTCAAGCAAATCCCCAAATTCGAAAGACCCAATGTTTATTCATTTACGCATTAAAAGTAATAATAATGATATTTATAAAATGGTTGCCAAATCAGTAGATGCGTCATTAAAATCAAAATTATACAATGGCAAAGTAAAAGATAAAACAAAAGTAAGTGATATTATGGGCAAAATTGTATTATTGGTAGACAAAACAATCCGATATGATTATAAAAATTATACTGGTTGTCTTAAAAATGATAAAAATTGTTATGATTTATCCAAATATGTAAATATAGAAAGTGGAAGCGAATATCTAAGATTGGATCAGTATTCTAAGGTGTTAGACCAACAAAAAAATAGACCCCGAATCTTAGATAATAATAATAGTACCGATAAAAACTACATTCATTTAGTCATTCCTGATTTTAATATGAAAAATACCACAAATCCTTCTATCGGAAAGTTTGTAACAGACTATGGTTGTCAAATAGTAGCTTATAAATTTTATAATAAAGACGCACAATTAGAAGAATATGAAATGCTATTTAATGAAAATCGTTACGGGATTTTAAAATTAGCAGATTCAATCATTTATTTAACAAAAGAAGACGAGGAATTAAACGCATAAAATAAAATATATAACTAATATATATTTTATGAAAGACTCCAAAAATAAAACACAAAAAAAATTCAAAAATTATTTATGTAATGATAAAATGACTTTCGAACAATGTGAAATAGCAATTTTAAAAAATTCGGTTGAAAAGTCAGAACAAATTATTTCATCAAGAACGGCGAGCAATGAGTTAATACAACAATTTATTGAAATTGTAGAAAATTTTATAAAAAAAAAGAAATTAATATGTTACGGTGGCACTGCTATCAATAATTTATTACCAAATCAAGAACAATTCTATGACCGCGAAATAGAAGTACCTGATTACGATTTTTATTCATCAAATGCTATGGAAGACGCGAAAGAATTAGCAGACATTTATCATGACGCTGGTTATACGGAAGTCGAAGCAAAAGCTGGCATACATATTGGAACCTATAAAGTATTTGTTAATTTTATACCAATTGCAGACATAACACAATTGAATCCAAGTATATTTAAAGCATTATTAAAGGAAAGCGTATTAAAAAAAGGAATTCATTATGCACCACCAAATTATTTAAGAATGAGTATGTATTTAGAAATATCAAGACCAGAAGGAGATGTGAGTAGATGGGAAAAGGTATTTACCCGATTAACCTTATTTAATAAATATTATCCAATTATTACGGATAAAAGTATATGTGATCCAATAAATTTTGACAAAATTAAAAATATAAAAGACGAAGCACATGAAAAGATATATTTAATTATTCGCGATTCATTTATAGATCAGGGTGTGGTATTTTTTGGTGGTTATGCAACATCTTTATATTCCAAATATATGTCCCAGGATGAAAAACAGATTTCACAAAAAATATCAAACTTTGATGTTGTAGCAGAAGATATAGATAAATGTGCGGACAAAGTAAAAGAAGCATTGTCTGACGAGAAATACAAAAATATAAAATTAATACGACATAAAAATATTCAGGATATTATACCAGAATGTATCGAAATTAAAATTGGTAATCATACAATGGCATATATATACAAACCAATTGCTTGTCATAGTTACAATAAAATCTCTATTAATAATGTTGAAGTGAATATAGCAACGATTGATACTATTTTGGCTTTTTACTTGGCATTTTTATATGTAAATGATAAAAAATACAATAAAAATCGTTTAATATGTATGGCGGATTTATTTTATAATTTACAACAAAGAAATCGATTAGAATATAAAAGTATATTAAAACGCTTTACAATAAAATGTTATGGAAAGCAAGATACCTTAGAAGAAATACGCGCATTTAAAGCCATTAAATATAAAGAACTTTCAGACAAGCGAGATAGTAAAGAATACCAAGAAATATTTTTAAAATATATGCCTGGATATAGAAGAGAAGCAGAAATGCCTGGTTTTAAAAAGAAAGTTGTGAAGAAAAAAACGCAAAAAAATTATGTTCCTATGCGTTATAAATTGGCTAATTTATTTAATTTAAATGAAATAAATAAAGGTAATTTAGAAAAATAATTCTATAATTCACTTATAAAGGTCATTGCTTTCTGTATAGTATAAAAAACCGATCCAAAGAACATACTTTTAAAAACCAATCCGGAAAAATTAAAATTTCCATCTTCATTATACAAATTCATAAATGAGAACCTTTTGAAAATAAATGTATTAATGATTGGTAATTGGAAAAAGAAAAACAAAAAGGCGATGAGTATTGGGGTTTGTATATCCGATACGATATTATCTAATTTATTTTCTCTATATTTTTTCTCTTCGTGTTCTCGTATTCGTTTTTCACTTGTTTCTTCATAATCTTTCAAATAATCTTTGGTAACCTTTGGTTTTGGTATATAATTCGCTTGTATTTCTTCATCGTTTTGATAATTCGTGATATCCATTGGAATATCTCTGGATGGTAAGCGCATTTGTTGCATATTTTGCATTTCCATTTGTTGTTGTTCGGATAAATATTGTCTGGTAGGCGGCTGTGCCGAATATTCCATCTGGTTCATTTGTTGCATTTGTTGTACGTTAGGCTGTTGTGGCGGTGACATAATCGGATTTTGTGCTGAAATTCCATATGGATTTGGATGTATATTAATCGGTGTATAATTCGTAGGCGATTCAAAATTCATATTTTGTTTATTTCCACCGCCACCACCATTTGTATTCATTGTTGCTCCATATGCTGGCATTTGCATTGTAATATTTTCAGGTAAATCTGATATGCGGGTAGTCTTTTCCATATTTAAACTATACAATACTAAATGATCTAATTATTGTATAGTTTACGAATTATACTAAAAGGAAGAGGGTTTTTCAACCGTTCCTATATTTATTACTTTTTTAGTACTATCACATTTTGTAGGTTCGTGTTTATATTTGTAGCATTTATCGCCGTGTTTATAGGTTTTATCTTCAATATCGGATATTACTGGACCATTAAATACAATACAATTTTTATCGTTACAGACTTTTCTAAATAAACTCGCTAAACCCAATGCCAAAATAATAGAAAGTAATATTTTACCAAATGGCGTAGTTATTAATCGTTTAATATTCATATTATAGTATAATACTATAATATAAATAATAATAAGCATGAAAAATAATTGTCCTCCTATGATTGCGGCGAAATAATAAAAATATCCTTTTCATTTTTAGGGCATGCCACTTCCTTTTGTTGAAACGTAAAACATGTGTCGGTTTTGTCTTTATATTGTAAGACATTGATATTTTCCGGTGTAGGATATACATATATTTTACGATTATCTGGCATTGTTATATAAACCATGGCTATACCGATTATTAAACTGATTATAAACACAGGTATATTGATATATTTATGAAAGAAACCCATTATAATATACTAAATGAAAATAAATCACACAAATATTTATTTCTTATTTTTCTTCTTTTTATTCTTTTTTGGCGCATTGGTATTTCCATTCGTTTTTGCACTTTCTTCTTTTTCCATATCAGCTAATAAATCTGGATGTATATAGGTTTTTTCTTGGGTTTCTCCTCCCACTTTAAATACTAAATTGGTTGACTGTTGTCCGGAGGATACTGAATAATTCACCGGAGCGGGTGGTGAACGCATTTCATTCTGTAATGCGGCTTCGCGTTTACGTTGTTCCAATTTTTTTAACATTCGTTCACGAGTACTTTGTTGTTTCGTCATACGATCGATTGCGTTTGTATCCATTCTCATGTTTTTACCCATACCCCCCATACTTTTTGTCAAATTTTTGAATAATTCGGCAAACTGCTCGGTTCCCCCCATATCTTTCATTTTACCAAATAATTCGCTGGCTTCTTGCATTATTTCGTCTTTGGATATTTCACCGCTCTTCATTTTACTATCTAATTTACCACTCACGGTTTTCATCAAATCCATTATTTTTTTCGGATTTTTCATTAATTTTTTTATCATATCATTGGGATCGGTCGTATTTTGCATATCTTCGCCCAAAAAATCTTTAAATTCATCTGTAATTTCTTCGGCCATATCTTTGGCTAATTTACCAATTTTTCCATCAAATAATGTTTTTAAATGATCTTGCATATTTTCCATATTTGGTAAACCATCCATTTTACCAAATGTTTTGGCAAATTCTTTTGCACCAGGCATATTTTCAAATATATGTTCTAAGTTTGGTGATTGTGGTGAGTCCTTTTCACCTGTCTCTGTCTCTGTCTCTGTATTCGCAGTTTCAGCATTCATATCCATATTTTCCGAAATATTTGAGAAAAAATCAGTAATGCCACTCATCGTTTCTTTTAATTTTTCATTCAATTGTTCTTCATCTACTCCTTCAAATAAATTTAAAGTCTCGCCAAAAGTGGATTTGTCTTTGATGCCACCCACAATCGTAAATAAAATCAATTGTAAATATTTCCACATGGTCTTTTTCGTAGTTTCACTTACACCTTCACAATGAAATAGTAATTTAAAATCTACGCTGGGTAAAAAAATGGTATTTATCTCACTTTCGGGTTTGAATATTTCATCATTTTGATATAATATATCAAAAAATCGCTCTGGATATATGGATAAACAATATTCAAATATATATTGTAATTCCTTTTCATTGAATTCTTCGGTATCCGTCCACTTGGACCATAAAAAAATATATTCTGGAAAAGTGATAGATAAATCTTTCGTAAAATCGGTGATAATTGAACGGAAATTATCCGGTACTTTGGGGGTTGCTTCCATGAAATATATGTTATGATTCTTTATTTTTATTTACTTTTTATAATAAATATTTATTCATAATTAATATTTATTTAACCATCTATGAATTTATTTGTGTTTACTCTTTTTTATCGTTTTTCTTACGGAACGATATTTTCGAGTTGTTCTTTTATTTTTACCGCCTTTTCCAATATATTTCGGTAATTGGGTAAATAACCGTCTTGTTTGTTTTTCTGGTGAAATAACGTTGGGTATACCAAGTATATTATTTATAAATTCAATATATTCTGGTTTTTTCATATATAAATGGTCTTCACCTGGTATACTATGGTCGTAGACCAATTTTGGTTCTATATAAGTACTATCAGTATTGTCATATATTAATAGATTAATATTACTGTGTCTATTTATGAATCCACATATTTCTGATGCTTCATCCGCAGGTAAACATTCATTTCTTAATGTAATCAGTGTTTCTTTTATATTATTTATAATTTTATCAGAAATGTTAGGAAAACGAGGAGCTTTTTTGTTATAATCCAATCTAAATTTATATAAAGCGTCTCTAAACCGTTTAATTATACGTTTTCGTAATGTATTTTTTTCCACTAATATATAAGCAATGATTATATTATAATCATATTGATTCACTATTTCAATTAAATCTTTGGGAATTTTTTTTCCAGTTGTTTCAACGATTATATTATCGTTATTATTTAAATATTTTTCCATATCCATTTTATATTGTTGTTCGCAATTTTTCTCATAATATTCATCATAGATGTTTTTTAACTTACCTATTTCTTCTTGATATTGTTGTTTTGATTCTTCTTTCGTTTCAAAATTCTTATCATTATCTCTATATTTTTTTTTAATATTATCATACATAGTATTTACGATTTTATCTTTTATATCTTGGGTAAAACCTCCATAACATTGACCGTTTCGTCTAACATGAAAATAAATTTCCTCAAATGCATTTGCTAATTCTAGCGATGGTGTTTCAACATCACAATTTTGTCCTTTTCCAGTTTTATATGGTTCACATTCATATTCTTCTATGATATTATGTATAGATTCTTTGTATAGCGGGTTGTATTCAATGTAATCATCTATCAATAGTTTTTTAAAATGATATTTTACCACATTTGTTTTACGCAAATAGTTTAAAATTAATTGTGGCATTAATGATTTTCCTGAACCAGTTGGACCTCCTAATATTATAAAATATGGTTTTTCTCTCATTGATTTTTCTGTCATTATTTTTCAATCTATATTATAAACATAAAAAAATATTTACATCAATACAATTGTTTATAAGTTTGAAATTTGTGTCATAGTATTTACAGAACTTTCGGTTGCATAACAACTATTTGTATCTGCCGATACATTATAATTTTTAATATCTGTGTCATCAACCACATCATCTATTATATCATCCATATTATCTTCTAAATTATATCGTTTTAATATAGAATAATCATTTACAAAATCATTTGTTTTAATACGAGATAATCTCGGAGGTTTCATTGGAGAATATAAATTATCCAAACCAATAACAGGAAATCTGTTAATAGATGCAATAATACCCGGTAATATTTTTGTATTATTTATATTATATCCGTCGTTGGTGTTTATTAATAAATCATCTGGTTGACTTTCATTATCATCTGATAGTTGACGATTGTTATTACTTTTAGGTGTCGCACTATACGTTTGTTGACGACTTTGTGTTGTTAATCTGGATATATTATACATTATACCTAAATGGGTTCCAATGGTACGATAGGTTATGCATATATCATCACAAAGATTTTTCATGAATTTATCAGATCCTAAATCGTTTGTTTTCATATATTCGCGCATATTTTTGAAAAATGTATTCATTTCGCGTTTCACAATTTTAATATCATCTTTATTTTTACTTTCTTTGGCTTTATATAGTAATTCTTGGGTTTTTTGACGGTATAGATATTTCGCTAAATTCGTTTCTTCTAATGGTTCTGTTTTTTTATCTATTAATTGGGGCAATATAGGAACATCAGAATAAAATTCTAATTCGTTCTCCTTTAAAAGAAAAGCGTGAGCTGAATATAATTCTTCATAATTATCTATCAATGAAATGTCTTCTACAAATGAAAGTGAACCATAATAATTAGTTATTATTTCAGATTCAGATACAGAAACGTTCAATACATGTTGAACCTTATTGTAAATTTCAAGTCCATTTTCTATATCTTCTTGATCCAACGAACAAACAATACCAAATACGTCACATTGGATATCATAAGGTTTTTTGGTTTTGAAATGATATATTTTTTCTATATCGCCTATAATAACGGGTTCATATAATTTATTTACCCAACTATTGGTCTTCCAATTATAAATAGTTCCATTTTCAACATTGATTTCTACCTTTTGTAATGCGGGATATAAATACCGATGTAGTGTTTCGCCATAAATAAGTGAGGTGTTTTCCATATTATCTACAAATTGATAATCGCCGTTATCTTTATCACTTAATTTTTTCAATAAATTTACATTATGATATTCGCCAAATCCTACAAATATATTTGGAAACTCGTTATTTACCATAGTAGATAATTTTTCGGTATTACATTCTCCGGAGGTTGGTTCGCCATCGGTCATAAATATATGTATGATTTGATGAGTAGGGTTTATTTTATTATATTCTCTCATATTTTCATTCGCACATTTTAATGCGTGTCCAATATCCGTTGAATTGTTTGCACCTATTTTTTCTATTTTATTGATTAATTCTTCTACATTTGATTTATTGACTAATATCGAATCAATGACCGGTCGCACTTCTAAATTAAACGTGTATAATTGTATGTATACAGGCGCTTCAATAGTAGATAGATAGGTCATTATATTTTTTAATGTTTTTATGACTACTGCCATTTTTGTAGTATTTCCATAAGCATATTCATCCATAGAGGCAGTATTATCTATGCTAAATAATATCATTGTTGGACGTT